ATGAACGCAAATCAGCGCGCAACCGTCACCACTATCGCAACCGTCGCCGGGCTTGTCCTGGTCGCCGGAATCGTTTTGCTCATCGTTGACATGAACAACGTGCCGCAGCTTTGCACGCCGTCATTCACGCGCGGCGAAATCTGCGTGAATGGCTCAGCGAATACGCGGGGCATAGTCGTTGCCGTCATCGGCCTTATCGGCGTAATTGCCGCCGCCGTCATGTCGTCATCACTCAGCAAGTCAAACCAGCGTTCAACCGTCTAGCGCCAACCGGCGCCTAGACCCCCTCAGATCGACACAGAAGGAAGAAACTCTCATGCTTGACGTTCTCATCGACCTCATTACCTACGCCGTTCAGATCGCCATTCACGGCCACTCACTGTTCGGCTAGCCGACCCCCTCGAAACGCGAAAGCCCCCCTGCCGCAATGGCAGGGGGGCTTCTCTGTGTCTAAAGCTCGATCAGCGTATAGCTCGCGTCATTGCCGTTGCCGACCTTGAGCACCGGGCCGAACGTCTCATCGACGCACTCGACAATCTCGCGACCGTTGGCGATCTGCTCCGCATACGCGCGGGCGCTGGTCGCCTTGACGCTCTTCGAATGGAACCCGCCGAACTCGCTGAGCGTGGTGGTTTCGAGGATAACCATTTGCTTCTCACTCTCTGTTGTTGTGACTACAGTTAACCACCCGTTCGGGTGTCTTGTCAAACTGCCTCGAACACAGAAAAAGCGGGGCACCCCGAAGGATGCCCCGCCCGCTCGAACGACGCCCTAAGCGCGCACGTCGCGCCCCCGCGTAAGCGCCACCACCGAACACACGCCGACCGCGACCCACGCGACCAGAACCGGCCTCAGGCCCGCATTCGTGCCGCTCAGGATCAGAACCGCCGAAGCGCCAGCAAGCGCCGCCTGACCTACCAGCAACGCCCTTGTCAGCTTTCCCATTGCGCTACCTCCCGGCGTCGGTGGAGAATGTTGGGCGGGACGGGGCTACTAACTCTAGCCCCGTCCCTTCGGTCACTTGCGATGCTTCCCCTTGCGGGGCGGCTTGCGAGTCCGCCAGACGCTCACTGCGCCTAGCATCACGCCCGCTATCGCTAGCGCCCTATCCAACCATTCCACACCAACCCCTTTCCGTAAACCGGACCTTCCGGCTTACATCTAGAATTAAACACCCTTTCGGGCGTTCTGTCAAGCCCAACGCCACCGACGAAAAAAGCGGGGCACTCCGTGAAGGATGCCCCGCCCGCAACCGGCCGAAGGCTACAGCCAGCCCTTGCGCTGCCACGCGCCCCGAACCCCGCCCACCGCAACCAGTGCGCCGTTGCGCGTCTCGCGCGTCTCACTGCCGCTGCGATGCTGCCACAGAACGAACGTGTCGCCGTACTCGCTGAACTCTGCGACCGCCTCAAAATCTGCGACCCATGCGTACGACTTCGCCACCGGGCGGAAGCCTAGAACTCGCTTCGAGCATTCCAGCCCGACGCCTGAGCCGTCGGATAGGATCGCAACCCACGTCAAACCCTCGCGCTCGCACTCGGCGCAGCGCCCGTCGCCTTCGCGATTCTCGACCTTTACCAGTGTCAGTGCGTTTCCCATGCTGTTATTAGACACCCGTTCGGGCTACTTTGCAACCCGTTCGGGTGTTTACTGCTGCATCCCACAATCGTGCGTTTCCCCTTGCCGATCCGCCGCCATTGGTGTAGTCCCGTGCACATGCACGCAACGCGAAAAGATCAAGGCGGCATGCGGGTTGCGTTAACCGCCCGTTCGGGTGTATGGTCAAGCCATGACAAACACCGCAGCCCCCGCCCACAGCGACTACGCAGCAACGTTCACCTACGCGACACGCGAGGATCGCCAGCTACGCGACGTTATCCGCACCTTCGAAATGATCGCAGGTAGCGAGTTCGCCCGACGCGGGCTCAAGTTCGACGGCTACGTGAGCGTTGACCAGATCGCGAACTACGTGGACATTGCCCCCGCCGACATTCTCGCCCTCGCGACCACCGCTGAGGAAGCAATGACAAGCCCGACGCACAAGGTGTCCGTGTGGGGCAACCGAATCACCGCCGACCGCGTTAGCTGACAACCCCCGCAGGGGCGCCTCGGCGCGCCCCTGCCGACCGATAGGCGGGCAAGCCAGTGACCAACACCGCTCAGCAACAAATAGCCGCCAGTGCTGCCCTGAACGGCTGGCACGACATACACCCCGGCGCCACGACTCACCTGCTGGTCAAAGATCGCCGCCAAGTGCACCTGAGCTACGACAAGCACGGGCACCTGCGGCGCGCCAGCTACAACGCGGGAGGCGTCGGATCGCAGCCGTACCGCGCGCCCGGCATCGCCGCGCAAGTGCTCGAAACGCTCGGCCGATAGCGCGCACCGCGCACGACTTGACGGGACACCCGTTCGGGTGTTTACTAGTTGCATGACAACCGCAACCGCCCCGAAGCTCGCCGCCTACTACGTTGACGGCGGGACAATCGTCATGGCCTACAGCGAATCCGACGCCCTCGCGAAGATTGAAAGCATCATCGACGCCAACCTAACCGACTACCCCGACGTGAACCCCGGCCGAACCCTTGCGGACGTGGAATTGCCGACTGAGGCCACACTCAAAGCCGACTAGCACGGGGCCGCACGGGGGGGCGCGGCGCAATGGTTTCGACCGACCGCCCCCCGTTTGACACAACGCCCGTTCGGGTGTTTAAATACAGGTATGACAAACACCAACGCCCCCGCCCTCAGCCCCTACTACGTCACCAGCGGTGACCGTGGTTGGGAAAGTCTCATCATGGCAACCAGCATCGCAGACGCTCACGCACGAATCGCCAGCGCACACGCCCGCTCATGCGCCGACTACCCCGGCGAATACAACGACGACCCGCAGATTCGCCCCGAACTCACCCACGCCAAGACGGACTAGCCGGGAACGGCCCCCGCAAGGGGGCCAACCGCCCGCTACCGCACGAACACCCCCGTCCCGCGCGCCAGCTTGACTAGACACCCGTACGGGCGTAGCGTCTACAGATAACCGGGCGCAATCCGCGCCCCGCCAGCGAAGGAACCCGACGTGCTCGAATACCTGTCCATCAACGGCGTAGCCGAATACCTTGACGTGAGCGTGAACTCAGTCAAGGGATACCGTCGCAAGTCGCTGACCGACACCGACCGCCCCGACGCCGTGATTGACGAAAGCTCAGACTACGTGCTGAACGTGAACCACTTCCCCGCGCCTGACGTCAAGGTCGGCAACGCCTACGGTTGGTCGCAGGAATCTATCGACGCATGGAACGCCAGCCGCCCGCGCCCCGGTGGCGGTCGCCCCGGCCCCGCCCGCAAAGCATCCGACGCGCCAGCTTGACAGAACACCCGAACGGGCGTTTACTAAAGCCATGACAAACACAAGCAACACCGCAGCCGCCCGCCTCAACCGCAACGCCACCGTGCACACCGTTGACCTTTACAGCGACGGGCGCGTGATCTGCACACCTTGCGGCGCCGAAGGCCGCTTTGGAATGGCCCCGATCTACAAGCGAACCACCGAACCCGTGACATGCAAGCGTTGCCTAAAGATCGCCGCCAAGTAGCCGAAAGCGCGGCCCCATGCGGGCCGCACACCGGGGTTTGACATTGCACCCGTTCGGGTGTTTAATGGACGTATCAGCAACCCGAACGGAAGGCCCGAAAATGGACACCACCACCTGCGTAATCACCGCCCACGACTTCGACGCCAGCAAGGCGCACCAGTTCTACGGCAAATGGACGCCCGGCAAGCTGCGCCACGTCGCCGCCGCCCTCAAAGACGTGCCCGTCGTGCTCACCACCGATTCGAGGACAGGAAGCGCCCTAATCGGCGCCACACTGACGGGCGTTCGCCGCAACTCGCGGGTAGCCGGTAACTACGCGCTGTACTACATCGACGCGAACGGCTACGACGGTTGCGCTAGCTGGCACTCGGTAGGGCACACAATCGTTCCGCTCGAAAACCTCTTTTTCGGGCGCGGCAAGTGGGAAGCGTTGCAGACCTACAGCGCCGAACAAAGCGCCGCCGTTCGACACTTCCGGGATCAAGGCGTTGAAGGCATCCTCAAGGCCGAACCCGGCGCCGATTGGGTAGACGTAACCGCCGTGAAGAACTACAGCGACCACTACGGCAAAATGCACCGCGTGAAGCTCGCAGACCTGAACGTCCCCACCTAACCCCGCTAGCCCCGCCCACCACGGGCGGGGCTTCCTGCGTTCAAGGGTGTTGACACGACACCCGTTCGGGTGTTTAACTCTAGGCATGACAAACGCAACCGCCACCGCCGACACCAACCCCACCTTCGCCACCACCGCTGAGAACTGCCTCACCCGCGCGAACCGCTACCTCGCCGCCGTCGCCGCAGGAACCCCGGTCACCTACCGCGCCCGCCGCGAAGCCGAAAGCGCCGTGCAGAGCGCACTGTTCTGGTTCCGTGGCGCTGGCAACGCCGAAGGCATCGAACGCGCCCGCCGCGTCGGTTCCGAAGTCAACGCCACCCGCTAGCCGCCCCGCCCCGCCCCTAACCGGGCGGGGCCAACCCGAAGGTCACCCAATGCCGCAGATCACCGCACAATCAGTCTCGGCCCACCTACGCCGCCTAGGATTCAAGGGCATGAGTTCCGACCGCAAACGCGAAGGCATCCGCGTCAGCCGGGGCGCCCTACCCGGCGCCGTCAGCATCACCGCCGACTACGACAGCGACAACATGAGCACCCGGCGCGCCGTCGAAATTGCCGACGCCCTCACCGAAGCGGGGTATACCGTGGTTCGCGCCGACTGCGTAATGCGCGTAACCCGCCCCGACAACGAAAGCTGAGCCATGACAACGGATCAAAAAGCGAGTGGTTTCACTTGGGCGATCCTCGACGGACAGGTTGAGGGGTACGTCACGCGGGGTCACCGCCGCCACATGGAAAGGCTCGAAATGACACAACGCGAACAATGCCTAGCAACCGCCCAGCGCGTCGGGTGGACCGTCACCCCCAAGCCTGACGTAACCGTGTTCGAGAAGGGGCCGCGTTGGCTCTCAGTTCAATTCTCAGAGCGTGGCACGATTGTTGCCGCATCGACGCCCCGACGTCACATCGCAGGCACCGGCAAGCTCGACAAGGTTCTAGTTGAGCTAGGCGGTTGACATTACACCCGAACGGGTGTCTAATACAGGTATGACAAACACAACGCAGGACGCCACCAACCAGACCATCACCGAAGCCATTCGAGACGCCCGCGCCCACGGCATCGAACTGAGCCGTAGCGACTTCAAGGTTTACGACGGCGAACCGACCCTAGACGGCATGCACCCGTTCGACTGGCTCGCCGCAATGACAATGGATTAACCGTCAGCCCCAGCGCCCCCGCCCCCCGCAAAGGGAACCGGGGGCGCTTTCGCGTCCACGACTTGACACGACACCCGAACGGGTGTCTAATAGGCCTATGACAAACACAGCAACCACCACCACCACCACCCCGAAGCACTACGCCCGCGTCGAACTTCCTAGCGGCTTTGCCGTTGGAACCAACTGCGATAACGCGGAATGCGCGCTGACGTTCATTGAAGCGCAGGCAGCCGAAATGAACGCCGTGATCGTATGGGACAACCCCGACCGCCCCGCTTCGGGCATCCTCAGCGCAGGCGGTCGCACCCTCGCGACGTTCTCGCTAACGGCGCCCACAACCCTCGCTAAGCCCGCCGACATAACCAACGGTCAGTTCGCATCACACCTAGACGAACTAAACCGCGTCGGCAACGCAGGCGCAGAACTCGCCCGCCAATTCCTAGCTCAGGTCGAACGCGGCGCCACCGTTCGCAAGTTCTCACAATCACTCGCCCGCGACAACGCAACCGTGGCGGCAAGCTGGTACCGGCGCGCAGGCAACACGCCAGCCGAAGCCGAAGCCCTCGAACTGGTCAAACGCGTCAAGGCCGCGAACCCGCGCGTCAGCCTCACGCCGTAACCCGACGCCGGGCGCCCACTTGACGGGGCGCCCGTTCGGGTGTTTAATAGAGCTATGACAAACACAACCGCAATCGCCCCCAATTCCCTCGACCTGCGCGCCGCAATGATCGACGTTGCAAACGATCGCCACAACGGCCCCGCCGCCCTCGCGCTACTGCTCGCAGTTGAGGCATACATCATTGCCAGCGGACGCGACTTCCTCACCCCCTACGGCGCCGACACGCTGAGCCAGGCGTTCGGGTGCATTTCTGATATGGCGTCCACCTGCAAGCGCAACGGCAACAGTTTCGCCGCCGAATCGCGCGAAGCAATCCGCATCGCCTACCTCGCCGAACGCGACCGCCGCCCCGCCGCCTGAAACGCAGAAAAAAGCCCCCTACCCTCGAATGAGAGTAGGGGGCTTCTGTTATGCGATTCGAACGCTAGCCAATCCGAAGGTATGAACCAGTCGATACCCAGTTAAACGCCGCCGTGCCTGACGTGCGAGACATCCGCAAAGACACCCGATCACCCGCCGACAAGTCGAAAGCCTGCGTGTCATCAACCGTGAACTCGACACCCGACCCCGACGTTACGGGGTCACCGAACTGCTCGCCAACCGGCAAGTCGTTAACGTGAACCTGAAAATAGACCTGCCCGCTACGACGTGCTACACATCGCGTGGTGACCGTATGCCGTCCGCTCGTTTTCACTTCAAGTTCGCCGTCAGTGGGCATGGCAGTGTTGGGGAAGCCCGCCACGTCTGCCGCCCACCCGGTAACCTTGGCGAAGGTTGCACTTCCGTGGCCGAATTGCCCGACCTTGTTCATTCCCATTGGCGTAATCGCTAGGTACTCGAACTGAACCGCATTCGAGGTGCCCGACGCCGTTGTTACCGTGAGCGAAACCGACCCCGCAGACTGCGCAGGCACCACGGCGGTTAGAACCGTTCCCGACACCAAAGTGACCGACGTAGCGAGAACGCCGCCTACAGTCACAACCGGCGTGCCGTAGAACGTCGTGCCCGTAATCGTCACAAGCTGCCCGCCCGATTCGCCGCCGCTCGCCGGATCGACACCCGTCACGGTCGGGGCTGGTTTCGGGTAAATCTGAGTCGCCCCCACATACACCCGATCAAACCGCCCCAGCTTGTCCGCGAAGTGATCGACCTCGAACCCGCCAAGCCTCAACTTGTCCGCCACTCGATCACCCCCGAATCAGATACAGCTTGTCGGGGTCCGTGCCGCCCGCCATTGCGTCATACTGCGCCTGAGTCAACCGCGTGAACAGATCGTTGTTGCGCACCGTCGCCGACTGAGGCCGCGCGAACCGCATATCACGGCGCACCCGGTAAATCAGACGGTCCCGACCCTCATACGACGGGTGCACACCATCCGAAGATAGCCCGCTAGCCCATGACGTAGACGTGAGCGACAACGCAATAGCCGTCTGCAAATCAACGAACCCCGCCGCGCCAAGCGGCTTAGTCGCCAGCCAGTTATGCAACTCGATCCGACGCGAATCATTACCCTGATTGCGCGTCGTCGGACTCAGGAACCAAATCGGCTTACCCTCAAGCCCGCACATAGTGCGCATGCGCTGAACGATAGTAGACATGTTCGACTGAAATTCGGCCGAAGCCGTAGCGTTCATGTAGTCGTTCGTGCCCAACGCGACAACGCCGAAATCGTAGCCCGCGCCGTTATGATCGACACGCGTCCACGGACCCATATTGTCTGCGAACGTCTTAGCCGACCAACCCGACCCCGACACGTTGTTGATAACGGCGTTGTTGAACTTCGCCCACTGGTTCGGGTAGGAGAGTTCCCACTGCTGCAACACGTTGTTGCTCTGGCTGACGTTAGCCGGACCAACGATGCCCTCGGAAATCGAATCGCCAATCCACAAGCCCGACAACCGCGTTGTGCTGACCTCATACTCAATCTGAAAGTCAGTCGGCAGAGCGTACATGTTCTGAATGCTCTGGTTCTTGTACTCGGTATCCAACGCCTGAGACCAAGTGTTGGTAAACCACCACTTGATAGCCAGGCCCGCGACCGTCATATTTGACGGGCTGGTATAACCGAACGCGACCAACGTATCCGTCTCCGGACCCAACTGCGCGTTAGGATCGGTCACCCACGGCGAGTAGTAGAAACTACCGTCGCCGGGAATCTCGAAATCCCCGGTCACCAACGGCACCGCTACGCCAGTACCAAAGTTGCCGTCACCGAACATCGGCCCATAAGTGATGCCCTTGCCGGTCAAGGCGCTACGCTCACCCGCCGTCACTGAATAGTTGCGCATCTTCACACGCCACCGCGTAGTGGGAACAAGCGTCCGAACCGGCACGCGCGCCCCACAACTCGACCGTGACGTAGTGTTAGACGCAACCACCTGATCTAGCCCGCCCGTCGTCCACGTCATCAACTTCGTTTGTGGCGTGAAGCCGTCCTGCTGGCGATAGCGGGCGTCGAACCTCTCAGTCAGCACCGACTCAACCGGTTCGGGCAACTTGAACTGCTCATCGACCGCAACGAAACGGTAATCTTCCAATGTCACGCACCAACTTTCATAAACTCTAGTACCGCCTCGGCCATAGCCTGCTCACCCGCAACCGTCCAATGCGTGCGATCATCAAGGAACAAGCCCGGCGCATCCGCAGCAATCGACTTACGCACGTCCAACACATGTGCGCCGATCCGCACCGCCGCCGCCACCATGTGATCCGCGAAGTCATCCCAACCGTCATCGACCGCAGGCCGCACGATAAACACAACGTCAGCCCTCGGCGCCGCTTCGAGCATCTGCGCATTAATGCGCGTCATGGTCTGCTCAATGTCAGCCTTCGACCTGCCCGCCCCGAAGTCGTTACCGCCGACCGTCACCAAAACCACGTTCGGATCAGCGCCCACAATCAACGGCTTTAGCGACATGTCGGGATCTTCGAGCCAGCCTGCAATCTCATCGCCGCGAATCGCCGCCTGCGACAGATTGAACTGAGTTACGCCCCGCTCTTCATCACCCACGTACTCGACAATGCCCAGCAACGCGAACCCGACGCCCTCAGCGCCACGCACAAGCACCGAACTACCGGGATTGTCCACGCGGGTATAGATACGGTCGCCCGTGCCTTCAATCGTCGTGGAGGCCGCAGCGTTCGCGCACTCGACCTCAACCCTGCCGCCGTACTGCGTGGTCACAATCCCCACCGACGTAGTACCCGCGCGCAACGGATACTTCACCGTGAACGCGTTCGACTCATGCCCCGCCTGCAACCACAGCGAACCGGGAATGCCCACCTGAAAGTTCAGCGCGTCATAGCCCGTCGCCGTATTCGGCCCCAACTCGCCTAGCCTGTACCCATAGCTACCCGGCCCCGTAGGCGGCATGGGCGGCATCCAACCCTGCCCGCCAGCCGGGACGCCAAGATGCCCACGCAACTTGCTAGCGAGCAACTGCGGCCACGTACCAGCCCATGAATCCGTAGCGCCGACCTGACCGGCTGAGAACCCGTCGTTAGTCGAGTCGCCCAACGTCACAATCCGCAACCGATCACGGCCCGCGTTCTTCGCCGCCAGCCGATACCGCTCAGACGCCAACGCCAGCAACCCGTCCGCAGGCGCCGACAACGTATCGTTCAGATAGAACAAGCCGGGAAAGTTCGGGTCAGCGCGGAACTTTGCGCCAACCTGACCGTCAGCGCCCTGCTGCCCGACCTCGCCCTTATCCCCCTTGTCACCCTTGTCGCCCTTCGGGCCACGGAACGCGACACCCTGCCCGTCAGCCGGGAAGGCTGAACCGTCCCAAATATACAGGCGCCCATCGGGAATGCGCACAATGTAGCCGCTTCCCGCCTGACCGGCGCCCAACCCCTTCGGCAGGTCGGCATACGTCGCCACCGAACCGGCAATCTCAACACCAGCACCGTCCACGCCGTCAACGCCGTCAGTGCCCTTGTCGCCCTTGTCGCCCTTATCGCCCTGGTCGCCCTGCTCGCCCTTTTCGCCGCGAAGCTGAATGCCGTCGCCCTCAGCCGGGTACGCCGAACCATCGAACACGTACAGGCGTCCATCGGCGTTGTTCATCACCGAATAGCCCGCCGCGACGTTCAGCGGCAAATCGCCATAGGATGCAACCGCGTGATCGACCTTGATACCGTCACCCTTGGCGCCCCGGTCGCCCTTGTGCCCCCTCGGCCCCTCAGCGCCGCGCGGCCCTGGGTACGGCACCAATAGCCCGTCTGGCTTAGAAGCACCCGAACCCAACCCCGGAACGTTGGGGCCAACACTGCGCAAACTCATAGCGGTTCCAACCTCTTAACTCGCCCGAAAGCAATCACTGACTCATCCGTAGGCGACACGTCCTCAAGCTGAAACACCAGCCGGAACGGCGTCTGCGCTTCAATCAAATCCGCAACCTCAGACTCGATCTTGATAGACGCAACACCGCCTGCAATGTCGAACCTGTAAATGTCGTCGTACTCTTCGCCAACCTCGAAATACAAGGCGGCACCGGACGGGAACGGCTCGACATTCTCACCATCCGGCACCCACTCATACGACCATTTGAAATCATCGCCGGTAATCAGGTTCCATGAACCCGCCGCCAGCGTCCTACCAATGTCGTTGCTCATAAATGACTCTCACTCAGGAACAGGGGGCAACGCCGAAACCGGCGTGCCGTGTTCAATCGCCGCGACCCGCGTCAGATAGGTGACCTCGCGCCACAGATTGCGCTCACGCACGGCCTTATCGCGTTCTGCCTCAACCGTATCCAACTCGCGCGCCAGATCGGCCGCAGCTTCACGTTCATCTTTCTTCACACCGGATCGCCACGCGCTCACCGCGTTAACCAAGCCGGTAACCCCGGCACCACCAAAGACCGCAACAATAAGCGCAGTTAGCGTTGGAACGTCCACCGCGCCTTACCTCTTTCTAGTCGCGAACCCTGTCAGTGTGTGCAAGTCAATCCACCGCTGCAACAGGAACCCGGCAACGGTAGTAATCAGAATGGTCTGCATCAAACGGGACAACGAATCGTCAACCGTGATAGACCAAAGCGCGGTAATGTAGATGCCCACGCCCGCACCAATTGCGTACAGAGCCACATACTCGAAAAGCCAGCGGTACAGGTACGAACTCACGCCCGCAACCAGCCCGCCGACCAATAGGAGAATCCCTAGAACCGTCATCATAAATTCACCAATGACGGCCGTAATCGTCACGGGCGGGACGGTCAACGCCGCCGCGCCCGCGAACGAAAACAACGCGTATGTGCTCGTTCGTACCGGCCTCTCAAGCCGTCTGAACGGCATCGCTATTACTTCGCGCGATGCTTGCCGACCGACTCAGGCGCCGGGGCGTCCGTGAGTGAGTCAGGCAGATTGCCGAAGCCGTTCGAGCCGATACCGTCAATCAGGGTGCCCATGCGCGCCAGGAACACGCCCGCAATCGTCAGGAAACCCGCCACGGTCGCGCCAGCCGTCGCGACACCCGCAGGCAGGAAGTCCGCGAAGTCAGCCAACGCCGCCGTCAGGATCAACGCAGCAACACCGACCGCCGCAGCAATCGACTTGCGCAACTGCGGAATAGTGTAACCACCGATAGTGAATGCCATTACTGTTCATCGCCCTTCGAGAGTGTCGGACGTGTTGGGCACGCCCGACTTGTTTGCCGTTGCTGCGGCCAGGTCGTACAAAGTGCGCCCGCCGCCCTGCTTGTGTCCGGGGTACTGACCACCGTCACGCCCGCCCGTGATCTGCTCACGAACGTCTTTCACGTCAGCGCCAATCGGCCCCACGAACGTTTTGAGGCAACGGAAAATCAGTGCCTCAAGTTCCTTTTCAGTCATATCTAGGTCAACCTCATCTTTCTTAGCCGCGAACAAAAGGGGCCACGTCTTAGCCCCGAGAAAACCGTCAACCAACGCGAACCCGTTAGCCCGCTGAAAGTCGCTCACGGCCTTGTTGGTCGCCGCGTCGTACACGCGGCTAACCGGAACGCCCAACTTCGCCTGAGCGCGCGCCAGGCCGTCAATCCACGCCTTCGACTCGCCAGCCTTACCGCTAATCGACTGTTCCGGCCCCGAATACCAGCCGTAGTAGAAACCAGTCGGCAAGGGGAACGCGTTCGGGTCAAGCTCGCCCACAATCGGCCCCGGCAAATACCAGAAGTCGTGAAACAGTCGGTCGTTCCACGCTCGCGCGTAGTACGTCTGACCGCCGCGAACAACCGAACCGTAGATCACGCCGCCAGGGTTGCCGCGCGACTCAGCGTTAACGCCGTCAATCGTGCACGCAACATGCGAGTACATGCCGCCGCCGCCATGCTGCAACCCCAGCTTCACAACCGCGTTCGCCGGTACCTTGTTGCGATCACTGCCCGCGTGGACAAGCCCGAAACTGTTGACACCCGCGTTGCCGTGTTCCCACGAACCGACGCGCAGCGCCTCAGTCGAACCGTAACGCCGGTTCATCGGTCGCCCTAGGCAACCGGCTACAGCCGCGTACGCAAGCCCGCTACAGTCCGTAGAAGCCTTCAAGTTGGTATCCGAAAACTGACCGCCATACCCGTAACCCAACCCGTTACGGGCGCGAAGATAATTCTTAGTAGCCTCAACGCGTGCGCGAAGAATCGCCATATTCAAGCCTCAATCCAATTTAAGTAAGATCGCCCCCGTCAGGAACCTCAGGGGCAACAACGTTGTTAACGGCGTCCCTAGACCAGCGCGAAGCGGTCAGCGCCGACCTCGCAGTTCCGCCCTGCGCGGTGCAAACAGTGCCCGCAAGCGTCAGCCATGAACCGACCGCCGCGAACTTCATGGACAACCGCGCATAAACCCATTCCGACGCATCGAACCCGCCCGACCTCATATTGTCGAGAACAAACGTGTGGTTGAACGAAATAGTTGACGGGTGATTCAACATGTTGAAGGAATCTGCCGTGTAGGTCGAAACATTCGGCAACTTGTCGAACTGGCGTGCCGTCAACAGTTCGCCCGCACTGTTCATAACCTCAAGCATGAACTGCGGCCGAATCGGGTCGTACGTAGTATGCAGATAACCGCCGCTCGGAAACAACGGCATCCACGTAACGTTGGTCGTGTAACCCGAAACGGTCACATGCGCATCGACACGCCACAAGCCGCCAGCCTTCAACGCCAGCCAGCCCGAATTAGACTCAGGCCGAACCACTTGCGCGTTCCTGACCGGCCCTAGGACCGAATCGAACGGCAACACAACCCACCTGTTATGCGGAATGTTCCAATTCTTCGACATGAACGCCGTCGCGTAACCGTTCGAATCATCCAAAAGGTCAGTGCGCGACTGCAAAGCATTCTGCCCATCGAACACCGCATCAAGGCGGTCCCCGATCACATTGAACGGCAGTTTGAAGTTGTTCTGCGCCGTCTGAAACTTTTCGCGCGTCTGCCCCGTCGTCGTCTTGAGAATGCTAGCCTCAGTCTCAAGCGACCCGTACCGCTTACCATCCCCGATCACGTAAGCCTGTTCCGGCCGTTCACCATTCGGCATACTCACGTCAAGGTTCCCCCGTCTGGCGCAACCGGCAAATCCACATCGTTCGCCGTGCCGTTGTCCCACTTGTTCACGCTCAACGCTGAACGCACCGTTCCGCCGTAAAGCCAATGCGAAGCGCGGCGGTGCACGACCTGACACACCACCATGAACTTGTCATCTTCGGGAATCACGAACGTGTTCGAGAACGACGCGGTATCAGCGCCATACGGCGTAATGACAAGATCGAAACGCCGTTCAGTATGCGTTTCCTTTGTCTCCGCGTTCATCACCAGAAGCCGCGCGGCGGCTGGCGTGTTACCGCCGCCCCAGCCCGAAGGCGCCGCATAGAACGTCACATGCGCGTCACAACGCCACAACCCGCGTTCCCTCATCTTGATACCGTCCTCGAACGGATCGGCGCCCTTGTTCGGGCCAAGCTGAGAATCAAACGGAAGCGTCCGCCAGACGTTGTTACCCGTCACGTTCCAGTTCTTAGACAGGAACGTTGAGCAATAGCCCTCGACAGATTCGAGTAGGTCAAGGCGACCGTTCATGTCCAACTGAAAATCTTCAAGCTCGGACGCCTTCACGGCCAACGCCGACGTGACGCCCTGCCAACCGGTCTGCGCCCGCCCGTAGCCCTGCAACGCGCCGTTGCGGATCAACCCGCGTACGCTCGCCTCAGATTCGTTCGAGCCGAACTTTTTTCCGTCATTGATTACATAGGCGCCCTCCGGTGGGGCGCCGTTCGGCATGGTCATTCTTAGATGCCACCGTGCTTCCGCATAATGTGCTGGCGTGGCCCCTTCGGTCGCGCCATTTCAGCCGCCATGACGCGCATCTTCTCCGCGTGCGGGATAGGCGCCGACAGGTACACGTTCACTTCCGCCGCAGTGTGCTTCGCCGGGTCGAACAAGTCGCCGCCCTGAACGACACTCGCGCCCTCCGGCCCCTCAGGCGTCCAATCCTTCAAAGTGCCGTTACGGCGGTGCAACTCAAGCTGCATCTCAGCCGCATACGGCGTCATGGAAGCCGGGTCTTGAATGAACTCGCCCTCAGGCGGCTCCTCATCCATACCCACAACCATTGCCGACCCGTTCAGCGACGTAAGCTGACCACGAACGGGCGGAATGATCTTTTTGACCTGTAGGTCGGGGTGATGCCTGAAACCCAAGTCCCAAAACAGTTGCGACCACTCAGGCCGAACCTCAGGTTGCACAATCAACGGGGTAGACCCCGCGAACGGCAACGAAATAAGCGCCCATTGGAACGCCTCTTTCGGGTCGTCCTGGTTGCAACTCTCCAACGTCGGATAACTCACGACACCACCCCAAACCTACTCAGGCGCGACCTACAGAACGCCAAGGTCGCGCAACATCGAAAACACTTCCTGCAACTGCTCAAACGCCTTGAGAATTGGGTCCTCTTGCTCCCGCTCGCCAATGACAACCAGCCATGTAGGCGACTCGGTTCGCGACCACGAAAGCGTTAGCTCAGAAACGCGGTCAACGTAAATCTGCCCCGGCTCGCCGCCCTCGAACGTGGAACCGATACGGTCACCGATAAAGAAATGCCCGTGCCCACGCTGACCGACCGACCACGGCGCATTGTCCGCAACCGTAATCGTGTGGGTATACATTTCGCGGGTCTGCCACATGCCCGTTCGCATGGCAAGCAACCACGCCAACGTATAAGCCGCGTCGGCGCCGTCTGCCCATTTCTCATGGTAATGCGACCAGCCTAATTTGCGAGCCCGCGGTTGATTACCCCACTTGGCGAAAGCTAGGAACACATCGGTATATAGCGGCTTCAAAATTGCGTCCGCGACCCCGCCCAAAGGTGGGGCGAACGGAAGCATTGCCGTAAGGTCACCGATCATATTAATTGTGCTACTGATAAGCTCATTTACGCCCGGCATAGAATGCCCGCCAGCAACCACGCCGACCGCCGTAGCGGGTCGGTGCGTCCATTCTGACGACTGAATGCCGGTATGCTCACCCTCGCGAAAGATCACGCTAGGAACGGCAGGGTTAGTGCCCTTATGTCCCGGCACAAAGTATTCGTTGGGAAAGTTCGGGTCAGGCATAATGTCGCGGCCCTCAGTCAGGCCGTCGCCGCCGATATTCGTGAACGCCGAAATGAGGCCCGTGAAGATATTTCCCTCGAACGCGGTGCCCGTGTTCCAACCCGACTTGTCAACCACGTCCCACACAAGGCACCCGTGCCGCAGCTTCGCGCCCGGCCAAGGCGGTTCGTCACCGTCGAGGTAACGCCGCGCCTCCCATGACAATTGAGCATCCGCCATGACGTTCTTGCAGGCGTCGAATGCCGTTTTGAAACGGGAATGCACCAGCGCGCCGACCGAACGGTCAGGCTCCAAATCAGGCTTGACAACCATCGACCACGTTGCCTGATTGAAGTTGTTCCACTGACTAGGGTCTAGCGGATTGTCTGGCACCGCCCACAATGAACTTTCAAGCCGCATGATATTACTGAGTAGGCTTGTTTTTACTGCCCATCGGGCTTTACCGTAGACAACCCACAAGCGGGGGAATTGAATCTCAGGCGGAAGCCAGGGATTCGAGTAGAACAGGATATACTGCAATTCCTGAATGTCGTGATTGAACTCCATGCGCACGTAACGTTCGCCGGTATCACGCTTGATTACCCGCACAACTTCCATGCGCCCAGACCACCGCGCACCGTCCTTATCGACGGTAACGTGAATGTTTGTGGTCGAACGCTTTTTCACGTTGATAGCCCACTGCGACAAGTAGTAGTCGAGGGGCATTTCGATAATGCCCTTACCGACCTCATTGTCGATGAACTGAAACGACCCGTTGTTTTCCTTGCGGACTACACCGCGAAGGTTCCAGTTTCCATCCCACAGACGCACCAGCGGGGGCCGAATACGGCGTTCTTTCTCAGCTTCGAGCCGTTCAGTGATACTCTCGAACACGGCATCAAAGTCGATTGTTTCTACTGTTGCCATTATTGCAACCCCCACGGACGCGACCATTTGCGCGGGCATCGAACTTGAACACCCACGCCCGCAGGCGCATTAGTCACCGATACGGGCAGTTTGACTTTCTTTGAACGCGCCGGAAGCGGATAGCAGAACAGAACACTGCGCATGCGCTCCCACACCTGCGTATCAATGTTCGATGCAACCTGAACCTCAGTCTGATCGGTGTTGACCTTCAAGTGCTCGCCGTCGATAAGCTCAGGCATCCGAATCAGGCGTGTACGGTCCTCCTCGCCCCGGTCTTCCCTATCGTCACCGAACGAGAAATCCGGTAGCGTCCACTTGGCGCCCTTAGCGGCCTGAACAACCCACATCAACCACTGCTCGGTATCAGTCGGGTTCGAAATCGTGACGTGCCCAGTTTGAGTCGAACCGTCCGTTGTGTCTCTGGTTGACTTCCACGAATCCTTGAGATCGGATTCAAGCCAACGCGGGTCACCCGCGCGCAACGTGTAAAGATGCTGAAACACGTCATTGACGTGCGGGTCAATATCGCCCAACAGTTGCGGGTTCGACTTCATCCGCAACGGCAGACGCCGCCTAGCGTTGGCAGACGTAACCCAAAGGTTCGCATCCTTTTTCGCCGACCATGCAAGCCTAAAGTTTGAATCGTTCTCTTCCGCCGTGAAGCCCGGCGTAGCTTTTGCGGTCACACCCATCAGCACGTCAAGGTGGTCTATCCGAATGCCCCCGAAGGTCGATCCGATCTGAAACGCGTGACTGTTCCAAATCGAATCAAAGGGCATGTCGCCCAAACCTTCGAGACCATCCTTGAGGTACACGCCCCTATCGCCCTTGTTCGGACCTAGGAGCGTGAACCACTGCCTCTTGCCGCGTGCATCGGGTGCGCCCTCCAACTCGATTAGAGTCTCAGGCACGCTTACCCTTTCCGGCTAGCGCCTGTTAACTAGGGCGCTAGCCTTTGCCCGCTGGTTCATCTGCATTTGCTTGAGCATCAACTCAAGTTGCTTCGGATCAGCGACCGTGACGTGCTCCAAGTTGATCGAGTAGTCAAGGCCGCCACCGTCGCTCTGAGGCGCAAGCTGCAAACCGCCAGCGAACTTCGCCAACTGTTCGGGACTGTTGAAAATCGGTTCTGGCTTGTCGGATAGGTTGATCGCCATAGCGCCTGGTTCGAGCCAGCCGCCCGTATCGAACACCTTCGGGGCGTTCTTCCGAAGCTCCCTAGCCCGCATGAGGGCATCGACCAACGCCGAATCTTCCTCAACGCCGGGCACGTTGCCGGGGAAGTTGCCCGTACTCAACATGTCCAGAACCCAATTGGGCGGTGCCTCGCCCGGCTCATCCTTGAACCCGAGTTGCTTATTCAGCCCCTTGTCGGTCGGCGCGATCTTGCCGCCGCCGCTAGAGTCCGAATCTTCAAGCTCAGGAATAGGAATGTTCCACCAGTGCGAATCGCCAAGCCCGAACGGCATTTGCGCGAACAGTGCATCCGTAAGAATGCCCGTCACTTCACTGCCGTACTGCTTTATGCGATCCTTGAGCGAGAACGCGCCGCCAGACTTGCCGCCGCTCGAATCCTTCCCGCTCAGAACGTCATCTAGCCTGTTCTGCGCGCGGGCTAGGTCGGCATCCGCCTTGAGCAAGTCGTTCGCTGTAGCGTCCATGTCGTCGTACACTTCGTTACGACGTTCGTTCGCGTCGTCAACCGCCAACTGCGCGTCAACTAGCGTCAACTCCTGCTCGGTGTATGCCTTTTCGAGTGCGGGCGCCTGCGGTGGCGGACCCTCAGCGACAAAGTTTGCCGCCTCATCCTTTTTCGCCTGCATGTCAACGACTTTGTTCTGCGCCTGCCGAACCTTGCTGTCCGCCTGTTCGCGGTCAGCCGCAGACTTCTTATCGTTGGCATAAATCTTGTCGCGCGCTTCCTCCGCCTGCGTCACCGAAATCTGCGCTGAGGTCAGCTTCTCCTCATCGGTGTCAGACCACTTCGGCGCCGACTTGCTACGCCGCCCACCGCCACCGTACGAACTTCCGCCCGTGGTGTTGTATGCGCCAGAAGCGAAGTCAGCGACCATATCGTTCGGCAGGTGGAACTTGTACGGGAACTGTGAATCCTGCGCCTTCGCGCGCCCGCCGTCGATACCCGACGTGCCATGAGCACCGCCCGATTCCGCCGCGTGCCCGTCAATGGTCGCCGCCATGTGTTCCTGAGACACGCCAACCTGGAACAGTGTCCCGGCTGGCCCTAGCCCCTGAACCAGTCCCGCAGTGGCACCGGCAATAATGTCGTACGTCGTATAGAGCCGCTCGGTTGAACCAACGATGCCCATAGCGATCTGCTGCAACCAGCCGACAAACCCTGAACAGTCGAAATTGGTCGGCCCCGTGCCGCCCCACGCATACTTATTGCCTTCGACAGATCGGCCCGCCGACAATGCCGCACGAATGCCGCCGTCTGCGAACTTCTCTAGCCGGTACCCGAACCGCCCGGCAACATCTTCGAGGATGCCCGCCGAACGTAGCCGCTTAGACGGCGCAAGCGGGATGAACGCCTCACCGCCCGTCTCGCCTTCCGCCCACTGCACGACACCAGCGCCGCTACCCTGTTTGATAGTGGCCTGATTCGGCAGGTTATGGATACCGCCGTTCGCGTACTGCGGCCCGAACATTTCGGTGAACGCCCGGCCGTAGTCAAGGTTGCCGTTACGCCCGAACGAGTTCGGGTCGCGGCCCTCAATCTCAACGCGAATCTGCGCGACGCGGCGAATGCTCGCGATCCGGTCTAGTTCCTTCTCGGCTTCCTTCGAGTCGGTCAGCAACTTTGCAATGTCAAGGATTGCCTTCGGGTCCGCCGTTTTGTTCGACAGGTCTAGCAAGTCCTCAACCGCAATTTGCTTACCGGCGTGCAGTTCGTCAAGTAGCAACTTGGCGCCCGGCTCGGCGTCAAGCTCACTGAGGGCTTGAATCAGCCCCCGCGTTTCCTTGTCGCCGTTCTCGAACTCGGTAGTGTTCAGTGACACCCCGGTTTCGATCTTGAGTTCAGCCAGCGTCAGCCCCGCCTCAACCATGCCGTTCAGCCGGTTAACCGCATCGTCGTCATCGAGCGTCACCCGATAGGTGGTTACGCCGTCTTTCTCGACCGACTCAATCGCGGCGCCCGCAGCTTCGAGCTTCGCCCGAGCGTCATCGGTGATTGCGTCAAGCTCGACAACCTTCGGCTCGCCGGGTGCGATGTTATCGAGAACCAGCGCGATCTTGCCTAGTTCCTCTGTAACGCCCCCTGCGCCCTCAATGCGGGTCGCGAAGGTGATTGCATCGGGCAGGTAGCCCAACGCCTCAGCCGCCGCCTCAATGTCACTAACGTCTATCTGAGCGCGGTCGGCCAACGCTTGAAACGCTTCGCCGTTGCGTTCAAAGATCGGCGCCAGGTCATTACCGGCAACGCCCGCGTCAACGGTCGCCTTAACGATCTTCTCAAGCTCGGCGCGCATCTCAGCACCGTTGGACGTGACACCGTTCAGGATGCCCTCAACACCGCCCAGCGCTTCACCAATGCCCTTGTCGGCGTCTAGCGGCTCGGCCGCAGTTTCCTTTAGCTCACGCAGTACCTTGTTGTACTGAGACATGGTTTCCGACGCCTCAGGTGGTACACCGGCCAAAATCTGCAACGTGCGATGCAATGCGCTAGAACGCTCATCCGCAGTGCTCGCCTGATCGCCCAAAATTCCGATCTGCGCCGCAAGGTCAACAATCCCCGGCGTGACTCGCTGAGCCGCCGACTGCTGAGCCTCGACCGTATCGCGCAAGCCCTGCAACTCTGCCGCAGCCATACGGCCCGCATCGCCGCTACTCTCAAGCTCGGCCTTGAACGTGTTCCACGTACCCGCAGAACCACCAACCCGACGCGCCAACTGATCCGTAGATAGGTGCGTGTCCTCGATTGCCTTAGCCGCATCCTTGTTGGCCTGCGCAATGCGGTCCATGTCCTGCGAAATCGTGTCGCCCGCGTAACCGAAGTTGCGCCCCAGTGAGATAACGTCACCGATCATGTCGGACGCGACGTTGTTCCACTTGGCGTCATTCTTGCCCAGCGACTCAAAGCCTTCGGACACGTTGCCGATCTGACTTGCAAGGTTCGAAAAGGCGCCGTCGTCCAGCTTGCCGCCGTTGCCCATCAGAAGCGCGTACATGTCGCTCTGCGACTTCGCGACTTCATCAACCGCGCGGTTGTACTGCCGAACGTTGTTCTCTGCCTTTTGAACGTTCGAGTACCACGAAATCAGTAGCCCGGCGCCAACCATCAGCGCCGCGTTCATCGGCCCGCCGACAATCCCCGCCGCGCCAGACACCGCCGACCGCATAGCCGACGCACCGCCAGCAACCGCGCCCTGCGTTCGAGCGAACACCGAAGCATTGTCAGCCGCAGTACGATACGCTGTACCCATACGGCCCAACGCGGGCGAATGAGACTGCAACGCACCGATAGCCGCCGAATAGCGACCAATCGACTGACCGCCCATAGCGGCTAGCGACTGCTGTAGCCTCATTGTGTCGTTGAACCCGCGCATGGCAGTAGTCGCGGACGTAGCCCGCGTGCCAATCGGCGCCAGAGCGCCAGTCACCTTGCCCATGATCGCCGGGACTGTCTTGAACAACAGGAACGCCGCCGCCAACGCGGTAACCGTGCCCTGATTGTCAGACATAAGGTTGCCGGTCAACTGCAACGCAGGAACCAACACCGAATCCGCGATCTGCGCCGTCGATTCGAGGATTGCCAGCAACACCTGCCACGACGACACACCAAGTGCGCCCGAAGCCGCCGCCAGGCTGGTAACAATCTGACGGATCGCAGGCCCGGCCTCTTGCCCGGCCTCGACCAGCGTCATAATCGTGCCCGTGACCGCGCTTAGCGCGTCCCTCGCCTGGTCCGACTCACCGAACTCGGTCAGCGCCGCCTTGACTGCACCGCCAGCGGCAACCAGTTTCGGTGCCCACTCATTGAAAATGCGATCATCAAGCGACTCAGCGAGCGTCGTAACCTTTGGGGTCACTGCATCCAATGCGCCGGTAACGCCCGTCAGCCCGCCAATGAGGCGGTTAAACGTCGGCTTGAGGGCTTCCGCCCCAACGCGACCAAGCGCCGCGTTCATGTTGCTATAGGCGCTCGAAACGGTAGTTGCCGCAGTCGCAGCACCGCCAATGTTCTTCTCGATTGCCGCGAGGTAGGTAGCCGAATCGACCTTGCCCTCAGAAACAACCTTTTTCATTTCGCCAGCGGTAACGCCCATTTCGGCCGCTAGCCACTGCCAGATAGGTAGACCACGGTCGGCAAGCTGCGTAATCTCCATCGTGTACGCAGTGCCGCTGGTCTGAACCTTGTTGATAATCTGACCCATTTCCTGCAACGACGTACCTGCGATAGCCGCAGCATCCGCCGTCAAACCAAGATAACGAGTCAAGTCCTGCCCCGGCTTGACGCCCGCCGCGACCGCCGAAGCGGCAATGTTCGCAGCGTCACCTAGGCCGTAGCTGGTGCCCTTCACGGACGCCAGCGCCGAATCCATAATTGCGGCAACGCCTGCCGTGTCATTACCAAGCGCGATCAACTTGCCCTGAGCGTCATCAATCGCCTTGAGCCGACCGAACCCCTTGGTGAACGCCGCCGCAGCAACGCCGCCAGCGGTCGCCATAGTCGCCGCAGCGCCCACTTTGAACGTAGTTGCCAGCCCTGAGGCTAGCTTCTCGCCCATTCCCTTACCGGCGCCCGTGGCCTGCCCCTGCGCTGCCTGCAACGCAGAGTTGACCTGACGCGGTATCTGCCTAGTATCGGCAACCAGCGACACATAGCCGGTAGCGAGTTCCACCGCCATTATGCCCCCTCAAGTGCCGCACGTTCAGCGGCAAGTTGTGCGCGTCTGCGCTCCATTTCGCCCCGAATCTCAGACAGGGGCACGCCTTCCGTTTCCGGCTCGGCTTTAATCTCGCCCTCAACCGGCGCGGTAATCAGCGTGGGCTTGTCGCCCTGACCGCCGCCGCGTTGCCAGTTGCCGCCCTGAACGGCTAGCAAGATCATTGAAAGAAAGTCCGTTTCAGGCGTCCACCACCACGACTTAGGGAAGCGCGCCCGATACAATGCAGAATCGCCCGTAGGCTTCTGCTGAGTCAACAGAACGGTTGCCTCATACCACGACAACCGTTCTGTACCAATGTCTGAAACCCGATAGCCCTGACTGAGCAAATCGAATGTGCACGCCTCAGGATGCCTACGGATTAGCTCTCTGAGGCTGAGGATTCCCCCACAGTCACCGCAGACGCTTCCGCCCACTGCGCCGAAAGCGCGTCCACCTGATCCTTGCGCAACTTGCGCACTGCCTCAGCGCAATCGGGGTTCTCAAGCGAAAGCATGTTGCGTGTCACGGTGGTTTCGTTGTACGCCTTGCCGACCAAATCCGCGATGTACTCTGACGTTTCACCGCTCAGAAATTCGAGCTTCGGAACGGAATAAACCTTGTCCTTGCCCTTGCCGTTCGCATCCTTGATTCGGAAGGCGAAACGGTTTTCTTTCTTCTCGGCGCCGGATTCGGGAACGTTGTAGACTGCCACGGGTCAATCTCCTAAAGTGTTGGGGTCAAACAGGAAAGGGCGCCCGACTCGAATGCCGGGCGCCCCTCTCGAACAAGCTAGCTAGCGGTGATTACGAGCCGCCGCCAGCGGTCGGAATACCAAGGTCGATGTGGTCAATGACGTACTTCGCCTTACCGTTGTCCACGTACTTGAACGCTTCAATGGTCAGCGCGTACTTGATAACGTCGCTCGAAAGCTGCACAACGTCACCAACGTTGGTGATCTGACCGATAGGCACAACCTGCCGCTTGATGCCCTTGCCGTGCATGGTATCCACGACGTACACCGACTGAGGCAGAACCTCGGCGTTGTGCAGAACCGTGATCTGCGCGCCCTTGGTGGCGGTCGCAGGCTTGAACTCAACGTTGCCGTCGCCGTAGACGGTCTTGAGAACCTCAAGGTTGGTTGCCTCGATCAGTTCGACCTGAAACGTCTCACTGTAGTCAGACTGAGGCGTTGCAACGGTTTCACCGCCGTAATCCTTGATCTTCTGAACCTCGCGAGACTGCGAGTTGGTAATGCCCGCATCCGATACGCCGCCCAAGTCCTTGTAGGCAGCGGCCAACACGGTAGACGCGTCAGCGGGAAGGGCGGTACCAAGAACCGCGCGGTAAATCATGCCCTTCGCGGTCGGGGCGGCGGGAACGAAAACCTTACTGGTATCAGTTGCCATTGTATTTGTGCTCCAATGAAAAAGGCCCCCGCATCCGCGAGGGCCAACCTTTGTGTATGTTTTGTTAGACGTTGCTAGCGATGCCTAGCGAAGCCGAAAACTGCCAACGTCGGTGCGTGGACACGTCAGGATCGGGGTAGTTCTGCGGCCCTGCCGCTTCGTCGTAGCGATTGACGAACGCGGATTGTGTAACGTCATAAGCGTCTACGTATTCGACCGCCACGCCCGGCGCGTTCTCGAACACCGCGATAGCGTCATTCGCCAGCGCCTCGGCCTGCATGTCGCCCGGCGCGTAGCACCCCACGACGTACAACGGGTTATCGGTAACGACGTTGCGGCGCACACCGCCTACACGCTTCACTGTCACGAACAGGCTCGGTGGCCGTTCGCGAGGTACGTCCGCGTATGCCCGCACCCCCTCGGGCAGGCGGGCATTGAGCAATGCCACCGCTACCGCCGTCGCAGGCTTGCGCTTGTTATCGTGCTGCGTCAAGTGAACTCACCAACTCGTTACGTCGTGCGCTCCCCTGCCGCGCCCTATGATCTGCTGTAGTGACCGACGTTCGGTGCCTACCCTGAGGGCGGCTAGCGCCCATCTGCGAACGGATCACGTACTTTCCGCCGCTCTTACCCTCGGCAGACGCCTTCACTCGCCCTGCCCGCCTTTGCTGGTCGGCAACAACACCCGGTTCAGCACGCAATGCGCGATAACCCGCCATGTGATGCTTGACCTTGACCGCCACTAGCTCGGCTCAGGCGGAAGCATGCGAATCTTGTACTTGATCCACTGACCTTCGGCGTAACCGCCATAAGCAACCGTGCCGCCACCCTCATTCGAGAACACGTCAAGCTGCCCGTCTTCTGACGTGCGAACGTTGACGTGCTCGCCCTGATAGTCGTCCCGGTCGCCGTCGCGGTCCCAAACCGTGACCGTACGAACCAAATCCATGCCTAACCCTCGCTTCGCTTCAAGTTGACTAGGAAGCCGGGACGGAACCCAAACGGACCTTCGTTCGCATCCTCGGGATACCCGATAACGTCAAACCGCGCGCCGTTCAACCAGACCCGATCCTTCGGGCCGCACTCGAACGACTCAGGCGCCAGCAACTCGACCTCGACCACGACGCGGTTCGGCCCGGCTAGCTTCGGCTCATACGAGTTCGTAGACTGCCAGCCGTAGACGTACTGGTCCCTAGGATCGGCCCAACCTTCGCGGGGCATGCCGTTACCGTCGTACCCGGCTTCACGGACATGCGCCGCAGTCCTGACCTTGCGCCTAGCCTTCAAAAATTTACGGGGCATCCGTGCCCCTATCCGATACCATCGCAACCGAAGTCGCAGATACCCGATAAGGTCGCAGCATCGCCTTTTCGGCGGCACCCAACCAGACGTTCGCGCCGTCGCCGGAATAGCTCCGGTTCAACGTGAACGACCCCGCCGTGAACTGTTCGGACGACACCGCAGGCCCGCCCATGTCGTCGTCATCGTCACCGGGAAGCGCGCGGGCAACCACCTTCGAGGTAGCTACCCGCACCCCGACGGGTACCACGGCGAACACCTGCCCGCAGTACCCGTCAACCAGTGCAGTAGCTTCCTCAAGTAGGCCCGGAACCCGCGCCGCCTCATCCTCGGTCAGTTCGCGACCCAATCGCTTTGCAACGTCAATCGCCGTCGCGTAGTCGCTCATCTGACCGCCGATTACTTGCTAGCGGTACGCGCAGACGCGGCGCCAGCGGTACCCGCAGGGGTAACCAGTGCAACCGGCGAATTGGAAGCCTTCACGGCACCCTGAGCGATGTTGTCAGCCAGCACGTAGGCGTAACGGGCAACGAATCGCAGAGCAACCATGTCGCGCTCAGCCAGGTTGATTCCGCCAACGGTCGCCTGGTCAAGGAACTTGACCGTAACGTCCTGACGGACACCGATAATGACACGCTCACGGTCAACAACGATTGCCTCGGCAACGTCGCTGTTCCAAACGGGAGCGTCTCCCTCGGCGCCGTCGTCAACGGTGCCCGTGACCCACGACGCGTTCAGGCCGTGCACGCTATCGGAAGCGCCAGGGGCACCCGACAGGGCAGGAATGAAAATCGGCGCACCGTTGGTATCGCGCTGGTTCGCCAAGCGGAAGCGCAGACCTTTACGCGAAACAAGGTTCGACGGATCGTAGACGCCCGACAGGCGCTCTGCGGCCTGCAAGATGGAACCCGACAGATCGTTTTCCTTGGTGCCCAACTCGAACGTGTTGCCAGCCTCAAGGGCAGACGATGCCAGGTCGCGAGAAGTCCACGTTGCGGGCTTGTTGTGCCCGAAGAACACTGCCGCATCAAGGCCGTTGGCGATAGCCTCGCCGCCAAGATCAGCCAAGCTCGAAAGCACGTCCTCAGACGCATCGGCAATCACGTTCTCGTGAATCGGGATAATGACGGCCAGCTCTTCGGCCACCATTTCCTTGTTGCCCCACGTCGCCTTAGCGGTCGGCTTGACGCCGGAAGCGGCGGTGGCGTGCTCGCCAACCCACTTCGCATGCGGCTTGGTCGCCAGAACCGGCATACGGACAGTCTTGGTGCCCATGTCGCGGGTCGGGAAGGTTGCCAGCGCGGCTGAGGTGTCCTTAGCGCGCTGCAAAAGCTGTGTGCTGTAGCCTTCCTGGATCAGGTCAGCTACGTCCTGCCGGTCAACGTTAACCATGCGTGTTGTCTCCTAAAGATTGAGTGAGATAGATCGAAAAGGGTTGGAAAAGCGGGGTTTACAGATTCCGCAGTGCTGCTGCCGCGCGCTCACGCACGGACAAGCCGCCCCCGTCATTCCCCTGTGTTCCGCTGCGCGACTGGCGCTTAGGCGGTACGGGTCGCGGGCCAGTGCCCTTCCACTGCAAAAGCACGTCCGCGCTAGCGTTCAGTTCGTCCTCGGTCGCGCCGACCAGCGAAGCGACAGGAACACCCTTGTTAGCGGCAACGGTTGCCTTGAGCGTCTTGAGTTCTGCATCCGTCAAACTGGTTTGCAACGCCGCCTTTTCGGCCTCCGCTGCGGTCAACTTGCCGGTCACTTCCTCAAGCGTGGTCTGTGCGGTCGCCAACTCTGCGGCCTTAGCCTTGAAGTCGTCGTAATCCGCGAATGGCGCCGCCGCCTCGGTGCGCGCCGCATCTAGCAAGGCGTCAAGGTCGGCCTGCGTGGCTGGCGGGGTAAAAGCATCACCCGCATTAGAAGCACCCTCATTGGCGTTCTCCGCGCCGTTTGTGTCTGTCATGTCGTACCTTTCGGGCATGAAAAAACCCCCGAACGCACAAACATTCGAGGGCACCTTTTACGGATATGAACGCGCGTAGCGCGTTGAAAACGAATTATTTTTTTCGCCGGGTTACGGCGGTGGTCCTGGTTTCACGGTTGCGTTGGGGTAGTCGGTTAGAACAGATTCGAACGCTTCGGTTGCCGTCCATCCTTCGGTTGCGTATGCGACCAGTAGGCGCCTGAGTTCGTTTGCTGCGTCGTTGTCGGCGCCGGTTGCGAACCCGAGTTGCAACGCGTCGGCGTCGTCGGTCCATAGGGTGCCTACGCCTTCGAGGTCGGCGTACCTACCGGAACCGATCGCTACGGACGTGAAGAATCGCGTTCCGTCGTCGTCGGCCGGTTCTAGTGGGTCGGTGTCTTGGTAGCGTTCGCTCATATCGGCGCCCCGTTCTGATCGAGGATGGTTGCGCGGATAGTCGCCGGGTTTCCGTCTATGCCGGGTTCGACTGCATCAATCCGGTAGCGGGTACCGCGCGCTAGGATCAGCTCGTTCTCGGTTTTGCCGAAACCGGATAGTTGTTGCATGTATCCGGCGTTTTCGTTCGAGACGTAGACGCCGCGCGATCCCTTAGGCACTGTGAGCCGCAACAGGTAGTCGGGCGCTTGTCCTGCGACCGCTTCAACACCGTTGCCCACGGCTTCGACAGACGTAGACATAAACGCGTTGTCCCGGAAGGAACGCCCGACCAGCGACGGCATTTGCGCCGCCTGTACGTCACCGAACGCGGCCATAGTTGCCGTGCGGGTAACGATCACGTCATCGGGTACGCGTGCCGCTTTGTCGATCATCGAATCGAGTAGCCGCGCGTTCGCTAGCTCGTGGTCCCCCGTTGATTCGACTACGCCGCGAAGGATCTTGTTCGACCGTTCGTAACCGGCGCTGGTGTAGTTGAACACCGCCAGCCGCTCGGCTTCGGTGAACAGGTCGGTTGCGTCGTCGTAGTCCCAAACCTGCGATGCCCAAGTGCGCCCTGCCCGCTTGTCGAACTCAAGGGCGGGCGTCGGCCTCGGTACTGGCTTCGGCTTGGTGGCGTTCGGCAGTGCCGCCCGTTTCGCGGCCTGCGTTGCTGCCGCGTCAGCGCCCCGCATGTGAGCCAGAATCTTGTTCAGGTCTAATGCTTCGCCTTCGGCGCCGGTTGCCTTCGCGGCTTCCTTGTATTGCTCGGTCCACTTGGCGACGTGCCCCGGCATTTCGTAGCTTTCGCCGGGGCGTACCGGGACCGCCGTGCAACGGCAGTTGTCGTGGTACTTGCGCCCGGCCTCAGTCAGTAGCGCCCGTTCCTTCGCGCTGTAGTCGGCGCCACGGGTAGCGAGCATTCGACAGAACGGGCAGGCATTCGAGGATGCATACCGCGCCCACGTTGCGCCCGTTTCCTGAGCGACGTTGCTTAGGATCGTTTCTCGGTGCGCATCGAACACCGCCCGCTGAACCGTGCCAGCGAGCAACTGCAATGGCGTTGCCGCGTTGGCCGCGTACATCGCCCACCTGACCGACTTCTCTAACTGCTCCCTGCCGGGAGGGTTCGCAGGCTTCGCCACATACAGCGAATCGGGTGACTGTGTTTCGTAGAAGTCGGCGGACACCTGAGCCGCAAGCGAACCGTAATCGCTCACAATCTCAGGCGTTGCCGTCATCATCACGTCAGCGGCGGTAACCTGATCGAGGTCACTCACCGACTGCCACACCGTCGCCAGGTCGCTCTGCGCCAGCGTCGAAATATCAGTTAGCGTCGATTGGAACTGTTGAGTTTCCGCCAGGGTCGGCATTAGTTCCGCCTTCCGTTGCGGGTACAGTTCGATTCGCCAGATCGGCAACAGTCGGGTCAGCCTTCGCGGCTTCCGCCTTTTCCCGTAGCTCTTGCATCAAGGTCTGCGTTTTCATCAGCGCCCGCAGGTTCCGAATCGCCTGCTGAGTCATGCCGGGAACCATGTGCAATAGCTCGACCACGGGCACGCCCGTAGCCGCCAGCTTGGTTACACCGTCCACGATTGCACCGAATGAACGGGCTTCCGTGTCGCGCCAAATGACCTCCGCCTCATCGTCGGTGGCATCTTCGGCGTTGCCCTCAATCTCAGCGGCAAGGCGTAGCATTTGCTCGATTGATTCGCCGTACGACTCACGTAGGTTCGACAACTTGCGCTGCTGGTTGGCTTCCGCCGCCGCTAGCGCCTCAGCCGAAACGTTGACAATCTGCCCCGTCACCTGCGCGGGCGAAATCTGCGCCAGCATTGCGACGTGCTCGAACTTGTCGTTAATTACCGCCGTGTACGCCGCAGGATCGGCCGCAGCGAATGACTGCGCCTTAACGTCGGGGTCTTCAAATGTCCACACCCGTCGCGCGGAAGCGGCTAGCACTTCCTGCGCGGTGCCCTGCCAACCCGAAATAACCTTTTGCGGGAAAGCGCCGAACCGTGACACTATGAGGCGGTCGAAATTGACTTCATTAATCTGCTTCTGCATGTTGAGCAACGGCTCAACTTCGCCAACAACTACTTCCTCGGTGTCGCGCTGGTTCACGAACCGAACCACGGGGCAATGAGACGCGCCGTGTGCGAAAGGTTCACCGTTCGGGCGCGGCATAATGCGCTTCGGTGCCGTTTCCGGTGCCATGACGCGGCCCAGCCAGAGCGGGTAAACCATCGTCTCGGTAAACAAATTGCCCTTGAGGATACGTTCACGCCCACGCGTTTCGTACCACATTTCAAGGGCCATTTCAGGCCATTCGTCCACCTGACTATCCGCGTAGACCGCGATCATTTGCCGGGGTGAACGTGGCCGGAACACTGCGCGGCCTTGTTCGTCCGCGAGAACGGCAACGTACGACGCGCCGTAGGTCAGCGCCGGGCGGTAAATCTCAGCCTGCCGGGCGTCCATGCGGTTTCTCTGCCATGCAGACCATGCGGGCGAATTTTCGCCGGATACGTTCGAGCGGAAGCCCACAACCGACAAGTTCTGAGCGAACGCGTCACGCACAAGCGATAGGACGTTCATAAAGGAAACGTCGCGAATGCGCTTTACTTCCTCGGATACGTCTTTGGGCAGGTTCGGCAATCCGCGCCGCTCATGCAAGTGTTCGTAAATGTTTTCGAGCCGGGGCAATTCTTCCCGGTGCCAATTCCACAATTGGCGCGCCGCCGCGACAGGATCGAACTCGGGTTCGCCCGGTTCCAAATCCTTATCTTCGGCGGTCAGGTCGTCAGACATTGTTTCCCTTTCCGCGCCGCAAATGGGCATGAAAAAAGCCGCTGCCCGAATGCCGGAAAGCGACTACATTTAAAAGATTACTCAGTGAGCGGCCACGACGTTTAGAAGAACGCGGCGCCGCCCGAACTCTTGCGCGGGCGCTTCACGTCAACCGCCGTCAATCCCCACAACGCGAGGGTTGCCGCAACGACGGGTGTAATATCCGATTCGGGGTCTTTCCGTTGCCACGCAAAAGCGTCTTCGAGCTTGCGCTTGCGCACGGCGCCGACCGCAACATTCAGCCCGGCTTGGTTCATGTGTCGAATGCGACCCGACACCACGCCGTCATAGAACGCCCCGCAGGCGCGCTTCATATGGCTTGAGCTAGTCACTGTCGGTTCGATCTTCTCGGCCCGCAGGGCATCAATGAGAGACGCCGCAGGCCCGGCGCCGTCGATCACCACGGCCCGAACGCGGAACTGTTTGCTCTTGACGGCTTCGACAATGCGGGTAACCACCCAATCGGGCGCACCCGGCTTGGTGTCCTTCACGTCAATGCACGGCTTGCCGCCGTTCACGAACCCGACTGCGCAAAGCGTGGTCGAATTGCGGTCAGGCGCCATATCGACGGCAATCGAAATCTCCATGCCGTCAGGGCGCGCCTCATTCAAGCCGATATTGCGCCAGTCGTCCGCGCCAATGACTCGCTGAGACGCAACGCTGACCCACATGCCGCCGCGCTCACGTCCGAACGTGTCATCATCCATCGCCGCGCGTTCGTCGGTGATTGTCTCGACCTGCAAGCGGATACCTAGCGCCGGGTTAGCCTCGGCCCACGTATTCGGGTCGTCTAGGTCGGCGTTGTCCTCGAACGACCATTCATGCCAGCAAAGGCGGGTGTCAGCGGCCACCTGACCGGCAAGCTGAGCGATCCAACCGGCGTGCCCGCTGGTTCGCATGCGGGTGAACACTTCGCCCGCCGTCGTGCCGTCAGGGGGCGTGCCCGTAACGATGGTCTGAGAGTTCGCAGACGCCGAAATGGTCGGCAGAAGCGCGGCCTGCGCCTCCTCAGCCAAGTCCTGCGCCTCATCCATCACCAGCACGTCAACAGAGAAGCCGCGACCCGAACCCTTCGAGCGGGCGACGAACTCGATTGACCCGCCGTTGTGAAGCACAATGGCTTCCTGACCGTTGGTTTTGCGAATCTCTTTGACCAGCGCGACCAGATCGGGGAACTTCGGATTGTCAAAGAATGTCAGTAGGCGAAGGAATGCCTTGCGCGCCGTCTTTACCTCATGCGCGGTGTGCAAAATGCGTTCGCCCAACGCAATCATGCCGTAAAGTTCGCGCACTTCGAGGGCGCCGTTCTTGCCGTTCTGTCGGGGCACTGCAAGCCCGCAACGGGGCGCGGCCCATTTACCGGTAGGAAGAACGCCCATCCATCCGCGTAGAACGTTTTCCTGCCATTCGTCGGGTATCAGCCCGTAATTGCTGGCAAGAAAAACGGCGTCGTCAGATTCGTTGCCCAACGCGTGCGGCAACAGTTGGACCCTTGGCGTTTGCCTCCCTATCAGCTTTTCGCTTAGCGAGTTCATCTAGCGGGGTATCCTTTTTCTTTTCAGGCGGCTTGAGCGCCTGAATCTGCGCCAGCACGTCTAGCAATTGCTTAGACAAAGGCGCTTTGCTAATCGCGGGCGCTTCGGCGAATGCAGACGCGAGTTCATCGCGTAGTTGTTCGAGGGTTTCAAGATGGTTGCCGCTCGCTGCGGCTGAGATAAGGCTCATTACTGCCACCAGCGTTTAGGCTTCGGCTCGGGTATCAGCTTCGGCGGGAACAGGCGATCTATGCGCGCCTGAAATTTGCGTTCAGCTTCGGCCTGCGACTCGCGTAGTCGGCGGTGCAAAGCAATGTCGTTACGTTCCTCGCGATCTTTGGCCATTCGGGCAATCACGCGGGCATCAAGTTTGCTCATCGACGCGCCAGCCCCTTGCGGGCCGCGTTGTTGACGGCATCCCTAGCCGCCTTACGTTCGAGAGCCGACCGAAAATGCCGCATTTGCTCGGCACTCGGCGCACTAACCCGATACTCGATAGTCGGCGGCTTCACGGGCACCGATTCCGGCGCCTCAGGCTTACGCCTGCGCTTCAAAACGATCGGCACCGACACGACTAGCCCGACAATCATCAGGCCGAACACAGCGCCAATTAGAGACGCAATAACGTGATCCATCGCTCAGATTCCTAACCGGGGCAACGAACGGCTCAAACACACGAATGTGAGCACGCGAAAAAGCCCCTGACATGCGAAAAGCCCAACCGCGGTTTTGCGGTCAGGCTAAAAAATTGTTTCGGGGGGATATGGGATGCAATGCCTGAGGGGCTTCCACATCATCGGAAGGGGGTAGCCCCCCACCCCTTCATTCTTGCCCCCTGAACGGCACACAGACGGCCGTTTGTCAAGCCCCTGTAGTTCAGAACGTCCAGACCCCTGTTGATTGCCCCTGAGGGCTTCTGTTGCCTCTTGAACTGTTGCATCCGTAGTGAGCGGCTTTCAACGGTCCTAGGTTGTGTCCACCTTTACTGACGGGGGTCACGTGATCGGCTGAGAACGACATTGGATCGGGGTACGTCAGGGATGGGTCTATCCATTCCCCACATAGCCAACACACATCGCTTTGACGTTTCAGTCTCGCCCTACGCTTCCGGTAGGTTCGATGCCCTGTTCTTCCCACGGTTCTCTTGCCCCTTACGTTTGGGGCTACTTAGCGCCGGTTAGACAGGCGTCTGTTCTTCCCCGAATAGATCGGCTGGTTTGTCGGCAGGTTTTGCCTGGTATTCAACGAACACTGTGACGCGGCGAAAACTTACGGCGCTGAAATGCCATGTCTGTTTGTCTCGCTTCGCTGCGCGTTCTAGGTCTGCACCGAACTTGCCGTTGGGAATGTTGCGTCCGTAACCGACAACACCGCGCTTACTCAGCCAGTGCACCACTGACCAATAGAGTTCCTTCACTGTCTGCCACCCTTACGGTAGTAGTCGCCTGTCGATAGGGTGTCCCACGTTGCCGCGTCTACCGTTATCGTTTCTTCGCGGCATTCGGGCTTGCACTGTTCGAGGACGATTGACCAGCGCGGCGGGTCGGCTATCACAATGGGCATCATCACGCCGTTGCCTGCTGGCATCATCGACACAATCGTTGTGTCTGGTTTGAAGTGCTTCGCTTTGACGGTGCCCTCGGTGAATGCCGGGGTAGTGGCGCAACCGGCCCCTGCCAGACATGCCACCGCTACCGCACTGATAACCCGTGCCCTCAGTTTCACCGCGACCCCCTCTCGAATGCCATGCCCAGAATGAACGCCAGCCACCAGACACAGACGATTGCGATGCTTTCCCACACGTCGGCAGTCATCGAACCCCCTCCGCTTCCTTCGCTAGCAATTGCTTAGCTCTTGCTTGATACTCGCTAGCGTTTCGCTAGGCGATTGCTTTAGCCGGCCTCGACCTGACCTGCGGTTTTACCTTTTCGCTAGTCATGCTCAGCCGATAATCGACATGCTCGGCAACCTTGTCGCCACCGAAGCGAACGATTCCGAACCGTTGTTGCTCAACCCGTACCCGCAGTCCGTAGAGAGTCGCGAGTTTGTGCGCGTGATTCACTGCCTGTTCGAACGTCACCCTGTCACCGCTTCCCTAGCCCGCGCGGTCGCCATACAGCGCAAGTCCTCTTGCAACTCGGCGTCCAACGTCTCAATGTCCAGTTGAAACAGGGAATGCAAGTCCGTTCGCCCAATGCTCGGCTTGCCGTCGAACCTGACCGGCCCGCGACTATCCCGGCGTCGTTCCGTAGCCCACTGAACTACCGCCCTGCCGTCGTCCAGTGTTTCGAGCACTAGCCCAATCTTGAACGCTGTCAAGTTGCCGTCCCGCGCACCGCGCCCCACGACGGTTCCGGCGCTAATGCCCTGACCTGCCCAATTCTTCACTTGTACCCCCCGAACCCTTCGCGCGCGACCATGAACGGCCAAATCGCCAGATCAATTGCTACCGCGATTGGTCGGCCCCACGGCTTGAAGTACCAGCGGTCCGGACGCGGGCTGATCTTTTTCGGATCGTAGAATCCGGTGTCTTTTCCATGAAGCACCAGCACAACGAAACACCCGAACAGGTAGAACGCAACGGTCAGCATTCCGACCGCCTGAAAGAAAATCACTTGGTTGTTCCCATCTTGCGCAGCACGAACCGCGCACCTTGGTAAATCAATTCGTCAAGCCATGCCGGAATGCCCATAATCAACCCTTCACGTAGGGATGCCACCAGCGGTTTTCTAGCACTTTCCTGCGGAAACGCCGCTACAGGATCACTGTGAAGTCGCCGCGTGCCGCCCGGTGCACCCAATCGACCGCCTCGGCGTGGGTTGCAAACCGAATCGGAAACGTCAGCGCGCCGTCTTTACGCTTGACCTGAGCGAAACCGAAGTAGCGCATAAACCAGTTGGCCTGCGGGTAGACATTCCACACCCGGCCCTTTTTCACAACGTAACGTTGACTCATGCAGGGGTCGCCTTCACCGTAATTTTCTCAATATCGCCCTGTACGGTTCGGGTAACCGTGTCCATGTGCAGATTGACCCGCCGCACCTCTTCGACCCGCCCACTGGCGTTCTTTGCGAGCATCGCGGCCCCAACAATGCCGCCCTGCGCGTATCCCTGACGTTCGCCCATGACAACCGCCGTCAGCACCGCATCCTTAACCGAAGGCCATTGGCGCGGGAACTGCCTAGCGATCGGATAAGGTGCACCGTCTCGCGCATCCTGTTCGAACTTCGCCCGCGACCGTGACGCCTTATCGGCTTCGATGCACTGCCGCGCGAACTCGCTTACCGGCTCACGCTGAACCGCGACCGCTGAGAACGGGCTAGGCCACACGTTGACCTTGCTCAGGTAGTCCGGTTCAGTCACGTACTTGACGCCGTTAACTGCCAGTTCAACCCGACCAGACTGCCGTTGACCGAACCAGTCACGCGTCCAATGCAGCGGATCGCCGGTCATCAACACCCACATTTGCGCGAACTCGCCCGGCGTCCATTCTGACTTAGAACTATCGTAAACCCGGTTCCAGTCTTTATCCCAAAAGCTAATAAGCACGCGCGGCCTCCGATTAAGCGTATTCCTTGAGATATGCGAGAAACGCCCCGGCAAGGTGTGGATATTCGTCCAAACCCTCAAGTTCGGAATGGCCCAATTCCTTCGCAATATCGTAGTCGATATGACGCGGGATGAACTCACGCAATGCCTTTTCTACAGCCTTGCGACCAACCTTGACTTTCGCCATTATTGAACCACCTTAAACAATCGACAAATCGGAAAACTGACCCGCTTTAGTCATGTATGCGACACCACCGGGAGGGGAAAACGCGCCCGTCATTTCACGGTAGTAATTGCTACCCTGATCGTAGGTAGGCGAACAAATGCGCATTCTGGCACCCGTGCGCTCCATCGCAAATTCATGGAAATGCCCGTGAGCGAGAATATCGGCCGCACCCGCTGCATGCTGGTAGAACGTTTGACCCTTCCACCACTGTTCAGCCTGTCCGCGCTTCCACTGGTGACCGTGCGCAATCGTGAACACGGTATCGCCAACGGGAACCGTCATGTAGCCCTGATCCACCGGGGGAACCCGAACGTCAACATGCCCGTAGGCGCCAGCGTTGTACGTCAGACCCTCACGCACCGCAATTGCCGCCTCGGTGGCATGCCCGTCGTCAGGCCGCGTGGTTTGGAACCGCTGAACCTCATCATGGTTGCCGTTCACCACGTCAACCTTGAGATAGTCGCCCCTGTCACGGAACGCCTCTATGGTCTGGTACAGCAAATGCCGGAACACGCGGGTTTGCTCGGTAACGGTCAAGTCGGTGCGCCACATGTTGCGGCCCGACTGCGACTGATTACCTTCGATGCAGTCGCCCGCGAAGATCAGGTGCACACCCTCAATAGCGCGCCGACCCTTGAGCGAATCGAGGTGTTCGACCGCGCGTTGCACCGAATCTAGGTAGCACTCAACGATCTGTTCGGAACCGCCATTGTCTGACTTACCCAACTGCAAGTCCGACGCCTGAAAGTTGAACACGCCGCCCGTAACGCCGGAAGGCTTGAACAAGGGCTGAGCCTTGATAGAGTCGAGTAAATCGTCAAGGCTTGACCTCTCAATCGGCTTAAGTTTGTAGCGGTAAGTTGTGCGCTGGTCGCCGTCAGCGGTCCAGCGGGTGTAAATAGACGGGGGCGCGGCAAACGTGACACGCGAAGGGTCGTGACCGCACGCCGTGAGTATGTCGCCGTAGTCGGCGGCATCGTGCGCACCTTCGATTAGTGCCGTGCGCGCTCGCCCGTCTAAGTCGTCAACTGCCTTGTTCTGCTCGAAAGTGGTTTCACGGGTGCCCGCGTTTTCGAGTAGTTCAGCGAGCTTGCCCATGAAAGTACCGTCTTTCTTACTTCTCGCAACCGCAGCGGTTACGAACGTGGTCCTTGAAAGCCGTTAGCCCAACGGGCATTTCGGCCTCAGCCTGAAAAAACTTGTGCAACGCCGCCATAGAATCGCCCTGCGCTAGAAACACCTTGAGGGCTTCGCGGTCGTCATCGTCAAGCCATTCGCCCATCGAACACGGGCCTTTGCATACCGCCATGCGGGCTATCTCCTAGGTTCGAGGGGGCCAATTCCAGTGACCCGGCTTAGGCTCAGGCGAATAAGGCACGTCCTGAGCGAAGAACATTCCGGTAGGGTTGAGCACACACAAGTGCAATAGGTCGGTTTCGTGAACTTCTGAACCCGCGCTATGGCGAACCACTGCCAGCCCCGTAACCTCAGTCACGATTGCCGCACGCGGTTCGGGCTTGAACACGCCGTCAGCCGATCCGCGCGAATGGTAATGAACCACCCGCCCGACGCTCACGTTCTGAGGGGCGAAACCCTCGAATGGCTTAACGTCCGTCATAGTCAACCTCTCGCGATCTTCTGAACTAGGTCAGCGATCAAGTCGGTGTAAGTCACACTCATGCCCGGCACGCGATCAATCGCGTAGCGCGTATGGTCACCGCCCGTGTAACGGCCCAGCGAAGCCCTATCCGCGCGGAACTGGCGAATGACGCTCAGCGGGTCAAGCCAATTCACCCGAATCTGTTGCCATTCCGACGCGTTCAGCTTGCTCAGCATGTCCATGCCCCAACCAACCGGGTCGGTGACCGACATGCCAAAAGTCACGTCAGCGAGGGGGCGCAAGAACGAATCATGGACGCACACCGGGATCGGGTCTAGCTCAGTGAACAACCAGAACGCATTTTTGCCCAAATTAGGAATGCCCCGAGCGCCAGCGATACCGTAGCCACCCTTGGCGAAACCCTTAGGCATAGCCGGATCAGCCAGCAACACAACACCCATAAGATTACGCGGCGAGGTAGCCGCGACGTTTCCTGCAAGGTGCGCGCCACCCGAGTAACCCAACAGAATCACTGGGTCAGGCGATAGCTCGATCCTGCGCCGCAGCGCGGCCTCGGCCACAGCAAGCGAACGCTTGTAGGCGGTACCATCGAGACGCGGAACCGGGCCATACTGCGCCGACCATTCTACGAACTCTTCTACGTCGTAGCCGTCCGGCAAGCGATCTGTTGCAACGGAAAGGGTGTTGCGGAAAACGTTCTCGCCAATGCCACGGCACCGAATGATTCTGTAACGCAATCTATGCCCCGTATTCCTTGAGTCGATCAACGCGGAAGTCTGACCACGGTTCACCCTCGGCCGGTTTCACAATCGGCAACGTCAGCACACCGCCACTGATTGCTAGTGCCTCATCCCGCGCGCCCGCGACTACCGTTGTGTCGATCAATTCGACCTCATGCCCCGCCTTTTCGAGCCGGGAAGCGGTCAGCTTGCACTTGTGGCAGGTGGGTGACGTGTAGACAGTGAAAAGCAAGGCGTTCCTTCGGTTGAGCGTTGATCTTCGAAAAGTGGTGCGCAGTGGAGGGAATCGAACCCCCGGTGCCCGAAGACGACGGCTTTACAGGCCGCTGCAACATTGCCAACAGTTGCCACACTGGCATGACGCCCCGGCTATGGCTCTTACGCGCTTTAACCGGGGCTTGGCAGGGATAGACGGAATCGAACCGCCGCTAACGGGTTTGGAAGCCGCTGCGCTACCACTACGCTATATCCCCTTGTTTGCACCCATGCGTGGAATCGAACCCGCTACCCCAAGCCTGCTGAGCTTGTGCTCTACCAGTGAGCTAAATGGGCGCCAGCTAGCGACACGGTTCCTAGGACGTGCTCGCTGCGCGGAAGATTGAGGAATCGAACCCCAACCGCATCCCTGCGGTCGATTCGCTTTCAAGGCGATCCCCAGCCCAGCCGGGATAATCTTCCTGGTAGTTCGGCCCCCGACGCCCTATCTCAGCGCGGCCAACACGAACTAGCTCCCTCGCAAGGATTCGAACCTCGATTACGTGAACCAGACTCACGCGTCCTGCCAGTTAGACGACAAGGGATTAACGCTGACCCACTAGGATTCGAACCTAGACCTGACGCCTTAACAGGGCGTTGCTCTGCCGTTGAGCTATGGGCCATTGGAGGCAGTTATTTCGGCCATGCCTAGGGCTCACGTACCCGCCGCGAGACTCGAACTCGCAACAACTTCCTTTTGAGGGAAGCGCCTCTGCCAATTGGGCCAGACGGGCAAATGCAGTTTTAACGTTGGAAACTGCGCAAAACGTGCGTGCCCGCTGAGGGATTCGAACCCCCAACCCCTTGATTCTAAGTCAAGTGCCTCTGCCAATTGGGCCAAGCGGGCTTATCAGTTACTACTTGTATCGCGCGGCAACCAACGCGCTCAACCGGGCAGGCCATTACCTGATTGCGGGACCACAGCGGCGCGACCGCTGCACGTAGCCTGTCCCGTGAGGCCGTGCCACGCTCTAGGATTCGAACCTAGACATACCAGCTTATGAGACTGGCGCTCTACCATTAAGCTAAGCGGGCTAACGTCGCGTTGCCGGGATTCGAACCCGGTTGTTTGAACGGGTGACCACCTTTAAGGTTCCGCACGCCCGAAACTACCTATATCGTCGGACTCGCTCAACGCGACCAATGACGCGGCATCCCCACCGCGTCCGCAGACAACCCTCATTGCGTAGGATTGTGGGAAACTGCGCAGTTGAGAGACGCGACTAGTCAGGCGTCACTCAAAGACAAAATAAAGGTATCAAGTCCTCCGGCCGCGACCTTTTCTTACCTCGACCCGCGCCGGGAACTATGCGACGTTCACGGTAACGCCGGTCAGCTTCCTTGCGTGCGATCTTGAGGCTTGCTTTCTCGTAGACCCACTTACCTTGCCGCTTGCCCACCCTTACTAGCCCGTCGTTACGCCAGCGCCTCAGTGTGCGATCTGACCGCCCGACGTAGCGTTGCGCGTCCCATTCATCAAGCCAGACCGCCACCGTGTGCCCTCCTAGGCGATTACCTCAACATCAACCATCGCGCCCGGCTCACTACTAGCCTTGACGTACGCGATCCGCGACCATTCGTGAAACGGACGGACAAGCAACCGACGCGCCTTGACTGCTCTGCGCGCCTCTTCCTGCGCGGCGTCGCTGCCACCCCCGTAAACGGAACCGGAAAAGTATCGAATGTGGTCGTAGGGGTCGTCCTCGTAGACCTCTGCCCAAGACTTGCCCGACTTCTGATTATCGAGACTCTGCGACTTCTCATCGACCGCCTTGCTTGACGCATACTCGACCAGCCGCAGGGTTGCGAACGACTCGCCCTCATCGTTAATTACGCGGCCTAGTTCCCAAAAGTGGCCCGGTGGCGGTTTGTGCAGCCCCTTCCGAATCTCGATTAGGGGAAAGATTGGGTGCCCGTACTTCTGCCAGGAAGGGGGCGCGGCTGGCCTGTCCTGCGTGGCTGACGCCGTATGCACTTCACGCTTTTGCGCCCGTGCGGTCCGAACCGCTCGAACCGCGCCTAGCGCCGCCCACGCCAATAGCCCCGCCACAACCAGATTGACAGCCGCTCTCGCTACAGTTTCCAACTTGCTACCTCATTCTGTCGTCAATCAGAACAACGCGGGTTCTTCCTCGACTGGTTCGTCAAGCGACGGTTGCCCCAGCAACACGTCCAGTTCCGGCCACGCCTTCCGGTTAGCCGTCCGCACCCCTCGAATGTCACTCAACATCTGTTCGGGCGGAATCCACCCCTCAGCCAGCCATTCATCCAGCACCCGCGAGAGACTGCGAACCGGGCGCATGTCGCCATACAGAACGCCGCGCGGTATGCCGTTGACTCGCCAAACCCAACCCTCAGGCTCGAACCCTAGGTGTTCGGCCCAATCGACCAGCGTTGCAACTTCGAGGTCGGCGCATTCCATAGCGTCAAGGCTGAACGGGGGTCGGCTCTTAGGCTTCGCCCCGGTCGAAACCTTGTCGCCCGATTCCTCCCGCTCAGTGCGTGACTGGTCGGCGCCGTCCATTGGTCGGCCACCCTTGAACATTTGCGAGCGCAGGAACTCAACGGCGTCCCACGTATCCGCGATCAGTTCCCGCAACTCAACCACCGGGTTCACGGTTTCGTCGTCCTGCGTGGACGCCAGGCGGGCGTCTCGGTCGCCCTTGGTCGCCGCCGCTTGCTGCGCGGCATACTCGACCTGCCCGCGCAGCTTCGCAACTTCGCCCGCACTCAATGGTCCGTCTATCACTGCCGTACTTCCTTCGGGAATCGTCCTGGTATCGAGTCGGCCAACCGGGATAGGTCAGCCTTGAGGTCAGCGAGCCGTTCGCCTTGTTCTTCGGCGCATCGGTGGTATCCATCGCGCTCAGCAACCGCCGTCAGGATCATTGCGAACCTGTTGTGCATGAACACCGCGAACTGCGCATCTTCGTAGCGCGTGAAGTCGGCAATCTCGCCGGGTTGCCCTTGTTGCCGTTCCGCTGGCGTGTAGTCGCCCGGCATGACGCACCATCCGCCGACTAGATCGTTCGGCTTCACGTACCACTTACCGGGCGTCACGCCTTCCCCGTTGCGCTTGACCGCGACGTGAAGCAAGCTCACGCGGCCACCAGCCCGGCGCCGAACTTCTGACCCGCCGCCGTCTCATGCACCGGACCATGCCCAGCATTCAACGCGCAATCCACCAACCACGTACCGGGCGCGTCCGACTGCGCCCCCTTGGTGCGTTCGAGCATCGCACGGCACGGTTCCCCAACATCACTCATGCCAAAATCGTTCACGCTGAAACCTCTTCCTGAACCTTGTCGATCATGTGAAGCAACAGACGGCGCCGACCGTCGTACGTTCCCCAGTTGCCGGGGTCATCGACCCACGCCCGCAATTCCTCAAGCGCGGTCACGCGGCAAGCTCCAACGCAACCTTGGTCAACCCCTCCGCATGCCAACCGCGAACCGGGATACCCTCGAACCCCTCAAGCTGCGCCGCCATAGTGCCCAACACCAGCCCATCGGCAACGTCATCGTTGCGAATGCGCACGTCGGGCCAGAGCGCCTGAATGCCCGCCCGGACTTCCTTTTTCGCTGCGTTCCCGTTGCCGCAACCGAACTTCGCGCGCGTCTTAGGCGGGCACACGCCCACCGCAACGCCCAACTCTGTAATGCGCCGATACAGGTCACGCCACAAACCCGCACGGTCCCACACGCCAGGATCATTCGCCCGCAACGCCGGGCCTTCGATCACCACCAACGAATCAGTCGCCTTGATATAACTCAGAACTTGATTCGCAATCTTTGTTGTCCGTGCACTTCGCACGCCGTACGAATCGCCACGCGACCCGCTCGACTTGATCGTTACCAGTTCGGGCGCTTCACCTTCCGCGATAATCGCGATGCCCGTTGACGTGAAACTAGGATCGATCCCTACAACTGTTCTTTCCACACACGCCCCTAGCTTGTAACCCGCACCGGCATAACAATGTCTGCCAGTTCAACAACCCGCGTCGTTTCCATATCGTGAAACCGTGCCGCACCGCGACCCCGGTAGAACGCCTTGCCCGTAGCGTCTACGAACTCGGTAAATTCTTTCAACGGCACAAGCAAATGCGCCTTTTCGATCTTCTGCACTGCACACCCCTTCGAGGGGGCGGGCGCTACTCAACCCGCCCCCGAATCACCGCGTCTACTTGCTGGCGATTACTTCCGTGTAAGGCTCATACTCGCCGCCTTCGAGCAAGTCGGTGGCAATGCCGTCCTCTAGCACTTCGGTACCTTCGCCCTTGACGTAAACGTCACCGTCGCAGTCCTCGAACTTGACACCCTTCGGAATGTCATTGGTGTCATGCCAAACCACGGGTTCGGGCGTGTAGTCCAGAGCCTCAGTCACATCGGCATATCGGGTCAGGTCATCGAACGTAATCATCGGACTATCGGCACGGTTGCCGAATGAAGTCCACTTGCCGTTTACGGCCTTCACCCATCGCATGCCGTCGCGCATCACGGCATAGACACCCACCGGCTCGGCATCGCCCTTCACGAACACACGCGGTTCCGGCTTCACGGGTTCCGGCTCAGACTCAGACTCGGACTCAGGCAGAACCTCAGTGAGCGGCAATACCGGCTTGACACACCACCGACCAACGTCCGTAAGCGTCTCATCGGTAGCGAATCGGGTGCCCGCCGCCAGGTGCCCGCGCTTCTCCTCGAAACCCCACACTCGACCGTCTTCGTTCGCCGGGTACCGCTTGAGCACATACCCTTCGGCATCGACCAACTTCGACACGTCGGAAGCGATAACGGCAGACGCGCCGAACGCGCGCGGCTTCACGGGTTCAGGCTCAGGCATCCCAATCGGCTTAGGCGCGTCTGCAACGAACGGCCTTCCGAACGCCTCCCGGTAAGTGTAGGGCGGAATCCTGAACGGGTAGTTGCTGCGGATAGGCGACACCGACCCGCCGCGAACCTCAACGCCCGCCAGCTTCTCGCGCACAAGCTCAGTGACACGCTCAGCGATCTTCTCAGCCGCCGACTCAATCTCGGCCTCATTGATAACCGGGGTAATCTCGATTGTTGCGTTGCCTACGTGCGTCATTTGTTCCCCAATCGTTCGGTTTTCAGAATCTCGCGCTTGACGTACCAAAGGGCTTTGTTCAAGTCCTCAAGTTCGTCAGCAATTGCTTTCTTCCCGGCGCGCGCCAGGTACTTGACCGCCGCGCCCCGGTTGTAGGGCAGGTTCTCGACAATGTCGATAACCTCGGCCCCGTTGCTGAACCCCTGATAGTGCTGAGGGTTGATCGGATCGCTTTCGGGCGCTGGCGCCGTCACTCGCTCACGTCCTCGAACGGGTCATCCGGCAAGCCCCGGCAATGCCAGCACTCACGCGGCAACAGATCAGACCTCACACACCGACCGTCAACCAATTCTGTTCTCACCATTCCGACCACTTCCTCAAACTCACCCGAAGCACGTTCGAAACGTGCGGCCTCAACACCAGCGACCTACTGCCCCGCAGTTCGAGCACCCCCGCTTCGGGCATCGAAACCTCAATGTCGCCGGTTTCGTGATACTTGCTCGACTGCTCACCTTCGACCGTGAACCGCACACGCTGCGGCCCGTAACGCTCATCCGGTATGTACTGCGGAAACCCGTACAGGTCGCCGTACGAAATGCGCGACCACTCAACCGTTTCGCGCATTTTTCCAATCTCACGCTCAAGCGCCGCAGACTTGCTGCGCTCGCTCGCTAACGCCGTTTGCGCCCACTTCGGTAACCGATCCTCGCGCGGGTCAGCCGTCATGCGGCACCCTTCGGCAGGTGATCGTTCTCCAATAGAACCTTGAACCCCTGACGCGCCGCAGGAAGGTACACAATCACACCCTCAGGCCGCATGAAGCCCGGCGCCGCAATCGAACCGCCCTCTTCGAGAGCTTCGGTTACGTCCGCAATCGCCTGAGTATCGAAATCCGCCCGAAGCAATACCGGAACAACACTCAAACCGTCCACGGCTTCAAGTTCTTCGGCGTGCGACTGCCACCGATCCGCGTTGAAAAGCGAGAATCGCTTCTCGCCATGCGTCAGCCCGTAAGCGCGCTGAATCCCCGACCCCCACCACTCGCCATAGTGGTAGCCCGGCCCGAGCACGTCAGCAAGGACGCCCGCGTTCTCATAGACCCACTTCGCAAAGCCCGCATTATCGTTGCCCGGCTCAATGATCCGGTTCCGCGACTGCGCACCAACCAGCTTGCCGTCTTCGGAAACGAATACGCACGCGTTCGTTCCGTCAATCTTTTCCGTAATGCACATCGAACGCTTCAAACGCGGCGTCTTCGGCCAACCCTTGAACTCGAAATCAATAGTTCCAAGCATCTATCAACCTCCCGAACCCGCGTAGCCGACCCACGCAGTCAGCGCACGCGAACCTATGAACGGACCTACCATCGCCGTCCTTGAACAACACGCGGGCCACAACCACCGACCCGCACCGGGGCGCGTCACGTACGCCCCAACGAATCTCGCACCTTTTTCCCGCGAACGGGGCGGGCGGAAGCACTGAGGCAACCGCCCGCTCGAACACCGCTAGCAACTGCTAGACGTTCCACTCATCGGAAGGGTTCTGGCTTGCCGGGTTCGACCCGAACGAACCGCCGCGCGATCCGCCACCCGAACTGCGACCGCCGCCACGGTTGCCGCCGCCATTGCCGCCGCCGTTGTCGTCCCGCTTCGGAATCGAGGGAGAGCACGAAACCACGGTTGCCTTGAGAGACTTACGCGTCTCACCCGAGTTCTTGTCCTGGTATTCGTCCTCATACGCCTTGAACGAAATCTCAACCTCGGTCAGGTTCTCGACAGTGTCCGCGATAACCTCAGCTTGCTTCCCCCACGCCGTCATCCGGTAGACAGTGTTGCGAATGTCCTCCCACTCATCGCCGTTCTTTTTCCGATCCTTGAACGCGACCGGGAAGTTCGCGACGGCCTGACCGTTCGCCAGGAAAGACAGTTCCGGTGCGCTGATAACGAACCCGCGACCCGTGGTAACAGGAAGTGCCATTGTGTAACCCCTAAATGTAGTCGTTCATTGTCTCGAAATAGTCGCCGTCAGGAAGCCACGGCAACGTGTCCCCTTGGTGCAACTTGTTCGGCCAAGCTCGTTCCTCGCGCGCCCCGCGCCACGGCAACACGTCAACGATTGACGCCCTGCCCACGCCGGGATCGTCGTCGGCGCGACTCAGCCCAAACCCGAACTCAGGCCAGCGTTTCCACAAGCTAGAACCAATCGGGTCCATGACTCGCTTGTTCGAAACCTGGTCTTTCGTTTTCGCCGCGTGCGCCTCAGTCAGCAAGGCGAACCCGTACCGCTCCCGCAAGCCGTCCAGCACCCACGCCAGTTCTCGCGCGGCTTCCTCATCGCTTGAACTCTTGGTGTGCAGTTTGTAGAGCGGCCCCAACACCAACAGGTCAGGCGCGCAGACGTTGATCGAATGCTCAATCCACGCAACATCTTTACGCCCCAACAAGTCGATGCCCTGCGGCCTCATGTCGATCTGCATTTGTTCGTTCCAGTCAACCGGGTTGAACCCGTTCATTTCACGAACTGCCTTGACACGCTCAATCACCCACCGATAGCGCCGCCGTGACTGCGAAGGTGAGTTTTCGCAGTCGAGCACCAGCACCCGAACCGATTGCTTGCCGTCGCCCAACACGTTCCCGCCGAACGGGTGCACGCCACCCGCCAACGTCGCCGCGATCTGCGAACACAGAACCGACTTGCCGCCACCCTCAGCGCCCGTGATTACGGTTCGATCCATCCGTTCGAGCAACCCCGGAACCAGCCAGTGCCGTTCGTCCCGTTGCGTTAGGAAGTCGGCCATTGCCGTAGGCGCGGGCATCGTCCGATCCGCTGCGGTGTCCTCGGCAACGTCGCACATTGCCCGTAGTTCCGCCGTGATCGTCCGAACCTCAGCCCCGCCGTCTGACTCATCTAGCGTTTCTAGCCGCTGTACGGCACGCTGAGCGCCTATCGACAGCTTTCGCCTACCCGATAGCTCGCGAATGCGGTTTGCTAGGTCTGCGGCGCTCTCAGCCCGCCCGGCCATCTGCGTCAGAGTAACCAGCTTCACCGCATCCCAATTGCGAGACAACCCCTGAGCCTGAATCTGCCCGAACACCGTCACCGGGTCCACCGACTGCCCCGACCGAAGCATCCCCGTAAGCACGCCCGCCAATATCCGATGCGCGGGCCGATACCAGTCATCCGGCGCCAAGCTCAGCAAAGCGTCACCGCACTGATCGGGCGCCAGCAACACCAAGCCAAGCAAACCCTGTTCCGCATAAACGTCACTGGCCGGTTGCGGACCAAACGATTCATCGCTACCCATTTACATTACCCCATTCAATCACCTTGCCACAATCCCCTAGCGACACGACTTAGAGACTTATCAACTTCCGGCATTTCATCCGACCAGCCCTCACCATTAAGCCAAGTGCTCGCATGCTTGGTGTATTTATCTTCACGGCCCGGTAAAGCCTTGTACCGTTTTGCACCCTCAACCAATACGTCAACAGACGCTTTCGACAATGCACGCTTAAATGCCGTTCGAGCCTGACCCTTACCGACCCGTTTCGGATACTCAGACCAGAACCGTTCGAACCCCTCATTGTCCTCAGCCTGAGGCGCGACCTTTGCTGACTTCCCAACATCAAGCGACAACGTTTCAGGTACATCGGCGGGCGCCGCAGGCGTTCGCTGAGTATCTTTTATATATGTCTCTGTCTCTGTCTCTGGGTAAGTTTTGTCAGACTTTTGCTTTAGCACTTGCTTAGCTTTTGCTAGACCACCGCGTCTGCCAGCGGCTTTGCGTGCCTCAGTGACCGCCTCAATGTCTGCCTTAGTGCTCTGGTGGCGTGCGAAATCGTGCACCTGATAGCCGTTCTCGACCTTCAAAAGCGACGGATTCACGGGGTCGTTCTCTAGCAACTCTTGGCAAGCGTCTAGCCCCCACCTAGCAAGTGCTAGACGCTCAGCAATGAACCCGTCAGTCAGCATCCGACGCGAGTACAAAGTCATTTCGACCAGCGCCCGAAACGCCTTATCCGATAGCGGCGCAATCTTCGGGCTATCAGGAAAGTCTAGCGTGAACCTCCCGTAAAGTCGTTCATCTTTTGCCACCGAAACGCATTCCCTTTTCCATCTAGCATTTTCCAAGTGCCGCGATATTTGACCGGCACATTCTCCGGTTCCGCGAAATTGCTAACCAAGTGTCCCCAATCCAAAGAATCGGAACGGTTCGACTCAATTCGCCTATGGCACGGGTAGCAGACGTGCAGAAGATTAGCCGTCGAATTGATCGACGCATTACGCGATCCGCCCATGCCGCGCGGCTTCCGGTGGTGTATTTGCTGACCCTCAGCGAACCCGCACACTTCGCAGAGTCCACCTGACCGGCGCCGGACAAAATCAACCGTGATCTTGTCCGGCCCCGTCTTGCGCCTAGTTGCCCTCATCGGCCCAGTAGTTCACCCCGGCCACGAACTGTTTCGGTTCGAGCAATCCCGCCCGGTGCCGCGCCACCAGTTCGCGAATCTTGCCCAACGGCGCCGCATACGCAACCGCCGTGTTCTCGGCAACCCGATACTGCTGAGACAGGTTCTCGTTACGTTCCTGCAACTGCCGAACATACGCGACCAGCGCCAGCCCATCACGGTACGAAATTCCCGCGTTGTCGTTGTCGCGTTCTATCTGTTCGAGTTGACCGGCTTCGAGGCTCACGCCAGAACCTCAGTCAGGGGAAGGGCGGAACGGTTAAGCTGCGTCGTCAGGTTGTCGTCCGTTGCCCAACCCGGCGTATAGGTAGTCCCGAAGCGCCAGCGCCCGCTCTCATCGCGAGTCAAGTCCTCGCCCCCGTCGTCCGCGCGCAACACCTTCACGTCAGCCGGGATCAGATCGCCCCGGCCAAACGTGCGTGGTTCCTCCGGCGCGCCGGGCAGAACCTCGGTCAGCGGAAAGTCCCTGTCATACCAGCTTTCGCCCTGTGGCCCCACCTGACCAGTGTCGCCGGGTAGGTAGCCCAAGCTCAACGTGTACGAAAACAGGCCGTTCTCACGTCGAGTCAGCTTGTCTCCGTCAGCTAGCATGACTTCCTGCACGCCGTCAGGGATCACGTCACCCTTGTTGAAGGTGCGCGGTTCCTTCGGCGTCTCAGGCAGAACCTCGGTCAACGGACCCGCGAGACGAAGCCAGGTCGCCCAACTTCCGAAGGTCGGACGGGAACCCGTCACCTGCCACCACTGGCGCGCCCTCCCGCTATCCCGCTCGCCCGGCTTGTGCCCGAACTCAATGCGAATCTCGCCCGCTTCGTGGTCCCACCGACGCTCGGGAAGCTTGCCCACCAGAACCAGCGTGTCCCGATCTTCCGGCTCGGCATCGCCCTTCACGAACACGCGCGGCTTAGGAGCCACCTGTTCCGCCGCGATGAACTCGCGCGCCGCCGCCGCCAACCGCAACCACGACTTCGGATTGACCGAATCCGCAAGATCACGCTTCACGCCGTCGTCGTAGTAAGCCGCTCGAATGTCCGACGCAAGCTGCACGTTCGGATCGGTCGCCAACGCCTCAAGCGTCTCGCGCTTCTCGACAATCTCGCGAAGAACAGTCGCGACACCACCGCTGGCGCCGTGCTCTTTCTTGTCCTCAACGTCATCGGCAACTGCCTTGATCTGCTCATTGGTAACCGTCATCTTTGCCCCTGTCCCGCGAGTGCCATTTCAGCCCGCAAATTAGCCGAACGTGTCTGTAGCGCATCCTTTTCGCGCCCGTACTGGTGAACCTTGTCCTCAAGGAACTTGAACGCCGCATCCGCCGTCTGCCAGGCCGAACGCTCATCCGTCGTATCAATGAGAACCTGCGCCTTACGGCCCGCCTCATTGGTTAGCTCGGCATTACGTGCCGCCGCCAACCCTGCATGCGCTTCCGCAACCGCTAACGCTTCCTTCGCTTCCCGCGCGACCCTGCGGCCTTCCCGCAGTAGCGACGGCGCCTGTTGGAACAACCTTTCGAGCTCCAACAGGCGCGCGTTCACATACTCAGGCGTACCGGGGTCGAACTGTTCCGAAAGCGAAACCGAACGAACCTCATCGGCCATTACTGCCCCGACTCATTCCCGCCCGCAGCGCCTTCGAGGGCTTCGAGCGTGTCTTTCAGAATGAACACGTCATCGCATTCGGTCAGCTTGCCTGTACCGCCGTGCGCCTTGAACTCAGCGGCCATATCGGCAGGCTGTAGACCCTTTTGCTGCGCTACCGCTATGATCTGCCGCTGCAAACCGACGTGTATCGGCACCTGTTCCTCATACGTTGCGTCGGGGTCAACGTCGTCGGTCGGCAACATGAACGTCTGCAACAGTGCCGTACGCAGCGCCACTGACATTGCCTTAGCCGTACCCTTGTCGGCGCTATCGTTGCCCTCGGCCGGGACCAGAGCCTCAACCGTATCGCCTGCGGGACCGTGGAACACGTAGCCCGCGATCACTCGCACCGACGTTGCCGGGGTCGCATTGCGGCCAATCGTGACCGGCACATACTCGACACTCAGCAACCGTGGAACCACGGTAACCCCGTTGGTGTGCATCGCCTTGTGGCAGGCATTCACCACCGCGTCAATGCCGCGAAAATTGAACTTCTGCCCCTGGTTGTAGTCGTCTTTCTTCACGGCGCCAACTTCCGCCGAAATCTTCGGAAGTAGCACCGAAAGCGGCTGAGCCTCAGTCATTCATCTTCTCCACTACTGTAGTCGTGCGAGACAGGCGCAAACTCGCAATGCTGCGGCTGTAGCGCGTCGGCATCCCCAACTGCGCCTTGTCGTCGTTCGAGAACCCCGCCGCGTCAGCGTCGGCCACGAACTGCCGCAACTGCCCCAGAGTCACCGCGCCGGGGTTAATTGCATGCTCGCCATGCGAAGCGGGCCACTCTTGTTCGACCGAAACCCGCACGCTCGTTTCAACCATCGCGCTCATTCCGCACCTGCCAGCGGGTCGCCAACCCCCGCATCGGCTTCCTTCACCGCTTCACCCCACGGCAACCCCTGCGCGTCATACACGCCGCCGTCTTGCTTCGACTGAACCCGATTCGCCCACTCGACCACCAACTGCGACAAACCGAACTGAGGGAGAGCATGCCGCGCTTCCGCCTTCTCGGAATCGTCCAATTCCGCAACCTCGGCAACCGGAACACCCACCTTGAGCAAGGCCCGGCCAACAATGCACGAACCGACACCGTTAGCGACGTACACGCATCCGCCGTGTACCTTCTCGTAGCGGTAGTCAGGCGAATCCGCCGCCTCATCGCGCACCGCCTGCACGAACTCGGCATCCTTGATCTGCGTAACACTCACGCCCGTACCCCGTTCGCATAGTCAGCTTCGATCTTCGCCATACCCGCCATAGCGGCCAGGCGGGCATTCAATGGCGCCTCTGCGTTGTCCCACACCGCTTTAGCGTCCTGCCAATCCTTCGACGCGCGCGCCGCCCTGCCGTTCACTGCATGGCCTCCAATGCCGTCTTGCCTTCCTTGCGCATTTCCTGCACCTGCACCGCCAACTTGGCGGCTTCCCAACCCCGTTCGAGGTTCAGCGGATACATGCGAGCTTCCGGCTTCCGCCCACGCACCGGGACGTGAATCAGAACCCCGTGCGATAGATCAACGTCGGGATGCAACGGCGTACGCTCGCCCGTCGCCTGGTCGTACTTCTGACCGTGGGCGTGGCACGCAACCTGAATCTCAACCTTGAGTGGATATTTCGGATCGGAAGCACCGGTTTTCAGATCGCCCGCCACAACGTCACCGAATGTTTTATGCCGCATCAACTTGTCCATCGAACCGGCAACCTTGAGTTCGTCCACGACTAGGAACGGCTCAGCTTCGAGCACTTCCCAATCCCGCATAAGCTCGCGATATTCTTCGAGCCAAGCGGCGAACTCATACGGCAGGTACTCAGGCCACTTGCCCGCGTCCACAACCTCTGTGAACTCATGGAACGCCGTACCCTTGCCTGAACCGTCGTCGGACGACGCCGCAGTTTGCGCACGGGCGACAAGCTGTTTCATCTGCGTTTTCGCTTCTGCCCACGGGTCGCGATGCTTGCTGACCAGTGAAGCAAGTTGCGCGAACACCGACCGTTCACGCACGACGCCGATAGCGGTTTGCGCGGCCTTCCAATCGGCAAGATTGCTCTTGTCGTCCAGCGTGCCCGCGAGTGTGGATACCCGCGAGTATCCGACTGCGTTCGAGGGCGTCTTACGGCCCTTCGGGAAGATCAGCGGCCCGCCGTCCTGAGAGACAAAGGGACGGCCCCAGCGGTCGCGAATTACGTTGTAGTCGGTCACTTGCCGCCGCCGACAACCTCGGTGAACGGCCCCGGCGCGTCGAACGTTGACGTTACGCGAACCCACATTTCGCCCGTCGCGTCCGTGATGTTCGTCCCCTGTGGAATGTCGCCCCAGTTCCGCCAGACGCGCGGCCCCGCAGGCTTCACGGGTTCTGGCGTCGGCTCAGGCAGAACCTCAGTCAGTGGGGCACTGGGAAAGTTCAACGAGTGCGTGGAGCACGCAGAGCAGTCGAACTGGTTCCCTTTGCGCGTGTAGGTGATGCCACTGCCGCCGCGATCAGTGACCGTGACGCCTTCGGGCACGTCTGCGCCGCTCTCGAACACGCGCGGTTCGGTGACCAGCGTCAGCGAAGCCGGGTCAATCCACTGCGTGCCCTTGAACACATCGCCAAACGAGAGCGGGGTTACCTGACCTCGCACCTTGATATTGCCCGCTACCATACCGGCTTCGACAACATCGACAATCTGTGACGCGGCCAGGTGGCACGCTCCGCCGCCGACAGTCCGAACCGGCCCGGTAATCTTCGCGCGGTCACCCGCCTTGAACACGTACGCTTCCGGCTCAGCCTCAGGCGTCGAATCTTCCTGCACCGCAACGAATGGCGCGTAGAAGCTGTAATCGCCTCCCTTGAGCAATCGGTAATTGGGAGCAGGGGGGAACGTATCGAGGAAGTATCCCCGGAACCCATCACCCTCGCGCACGAACTCGATGGGGCGCCGATCACCCGGCGTCGCCTTCGGCTTGACCTTGAGCACGTCAGCCGGAACGTCATCGAAAGTCGCGAACTCGACAGGATCAGCCTCGATCAACGTCAGCGACGTAACCGCAATCCAATGCCCATCCTCGGGGGCATCGCCGTCCTTGTGCGCCTTGAGGTCACCCTCATCTAGCACGTCGAAAGTCACGGTAGCTACGTCACCCACCTTGAAGTAGGTAGACGCTTCGGTGCGCCCCAGGACGCGGAACTCGGCAGGCCCGGTAACGCGAACCTTGTCGCCCACCTTGAACGCGTACGGATCAGCGACAGGCTCAGCCGCCGTAACTGCCGCCTCAACCGCAGGCTCGAACGAACGCGCCGCAGCACCAAACACCACGTATTCGACCGCCTTCGCGATAGGCAGGTCATCGAACGAACCCACACCGTCAAGACCCGGCTTGAACGCCTTCACCGCATCCCAACCAGCACGGGCAACATCGGTGCCCCCAGCCTCCGCAATCAGCGCCTCATGCTTCGCCTTGAGTTCGCGATCCTTGATACCGGCCTGCAACTGACGAATGCGGCGCTCAGTCGCCGTGGCACGGAACGGCTCGACCAGACGGTCACCCACAGGGCGCTCACCCTCGGCGCGGAACAGTTGAGCAACAGTGTTGAATGCTTCATTGACAGACATTTGTGCAACCTCTTTCGGGCATGACTAGCCCACGTAATGAGTCGAAAAGGATTGGGGGAAGCGGGTTCTAGTAGTCCAGAACCTCAGTGATTGGGAACTCGTCTTTGAACCACTCATCGCCGCCGTGGCCTTCGGCGCCCGTGTCGGCAGGTAGGTAACCGGCGCGCGTCAAGTTGATTGTGAACTCACCGTTGGCGCCGCGCCAGAACAGCGATCCGTTTGCCGTCCGAACTTTCTTCACGTCGTCAGGGATTACGTCACCCCGGTTGAACTTGCGCGGTTCCTTCGGCGCGTCAGGCTCAGCGGCAACCTCAGGCAGAACCTCAGTAAACGCAGCGGTCGAACCAAACCAGAGCGCGCCGTGAAAGCAGTCGAACAATTTGCACCGCGCTTCGGCCCCTACCTTGACGAATTCCAAGCCCTCAGCCTTGAACTCGACCCCTTCGGGAACCTCGGCCAGCGAAGCGAACACGCGCGGCCCCGCAGGATTCATAGGCTCAGGTTCCGGCAGAACCTCAGTCACGGCATCCGATTCGACCAGATCGGACCACAAGACAAACGCGCCTTGGCGGCCCTTCGTCGTTGACCACTTACCGTTTTCCGTCTTGTACCAGAGCGATTCCCTGCGTTGAACGACGGTCACGCCCGCAGGCTCGGTGGAACCGAGCCCGAACACGCGCGGCCCCTTGACCGGCTCGGCCAGAACACCCTGCGTGAACGTCGCATAGTTCACCTTGAGCTTGTGCGGAAGATCAGCGAAACACGTAACCGGCTTGCTGCCCGTGCTCGCGTCCGTGTTCGGATTGTGCGCCCGCAGCGCCAGCCAGCCGCGTTCGGCCGCTTCGGTGCCGCCCAACGCCTCAAGCTCTACGGCCTGCTCAGCCGCCAGCTTCTCAGCCGCCGCCTTTTCGGACGCCGCCCGCTCTTCACCACGCAGACGCTCAGCGAGCGTCTCAGCCGCAACCCAACCCGAGAAGTCGCCGCCCCGCAAGGCATCCGCAACAGTCTGGGCAAGTTCGGCGGTCAATACAGTTTCAGTCATCAAACTACTTTCAGACAGACTTGTCCCCACGAAAGGACAAGCGAAAGAATGGAACCCGGCCAGATCATGCCGGTGAGGTCAGGTGGTGCGCGCCCGTCAGGCGTCGGCTACCGCGATAGCACGGCCACGGAATATTTCACGCGGCCCCCGGTACTGCGGCGGCTTCCCGTTCACGCGGCGATCAACGTCATGCGCAGACGGGTAGAAGTTCGCACGGCCCAAAGCGTCACGCGACACGGGCGGTTCGACATACCCCGCCGCCCTCAGAATGTCGGTTGCCTGTTCCTCAAGCGACTTCGGGTGAGCGGGTGCGGTCGGGATGCCCATTACTTCGAAACACCCAACGCGACCGAAAGCGCGTTGACGCCTTCGGGGGGTGACACGGACAACGGCGCCGCGCGAAGCGTTCGGCTTGTCCGTCATCACTAGATACTTGCCCAGCGCGCCCGCGCGAGGTTCGTTGTATGCGTCCGTCCACGCGATGCCCTCGTTGAGGTAGCGCCGCAGGCGGTGATGCCCGGTATTGGCGCCCTGACGCGACAGAAGCTCGGCAGTCTCACGCAGAGTGAGCAACTGCTCAGGTTCCTTGACCGCGACGACGGTCAGCGGGAAGTCGGCCGGTTCCCATGCGCCGCGTGTCGTATCTGACGGACCCCAGCCCTTGCCCTCGAAATTCTCCCATGCGTAACCGAACGCGCCATTGCCTTTGCGCTCGGCAATCTCAGGCAGACCCTCGCTATCAATGTCCCGCGCAAGCTGAACCTTGAGAACGTCGTCAGGGATCACGTCGCCGTGATTGAACTTGCGAGCTTCGAGCGCCAACGGCTCAGACGCCTCAGCGAGCGTTGCGTTGTACGCCTCTAGGCGTTCGTGCAGTCGAGTCGAACCCGACGCGATCAAGCCACCCTCAGGCGCCAGGTACGCCCAATCGGCGTCAACGGGCGGTTCGCCTACGGTCGTCGTCCACTCGAACGGGTCGGCTACGGCCCAATCGTTCACGCTGTACGGGATCGGCTCATGCTCAGGGGCAAGCTCGAACGGGATCGGCTCATCCGCGCCCACGGTCTCGAAATCGGCATGTCCACCCGCGTTTTCGAGGGCCGCGCGCAGTTCGTCGTTCTGGTGAATGAGGCTCACTAGCGCCTCATGTCCTGCAATGTAGCGATCCTGTCGGACCGTTACGCTAGGCTCTTGCATAGGTTCAGTTCCTAAGTCAGTGATGTGATGTGGGGATGGGCTACCGGCTCGCTAGGTGTTGGCGCATCTAGCGGGCCACTCAAACAGTTATCGGGTCACGAACCTGACAACCATTTGTCAACGTCAGCGGCATTGAAGCGCCAAGTTCCGTTAGGCGCTTTCCGCTGGTGTCCGGTCAATTCACCCGACCGCGCAGCGTTCAGAATTGAACGCGTACAACACTTCGCGTGGTCGGCGGCTTCCTTGGTGGTAAGCCAAGTCATGCGGCGCGCTTCGCCTCAGCCGGGGCGCACGGGTCGTAACAAACAACTGCCTTGTCGATCCGAAGCCCTAGGCGACTTTGCAACCCCGCAAGGATGCTCTGGTTTGGCGGTTCGCCGTTCAACTGTCGCTTGATTGTGCTCAAGGAAGTTGTAAGAACGTCTGCGAGTTCCTGCCAGTTCCGTATGCCGTTTCGGATCATTGCGGCTTGCACTGCCTCTCTGTTGAGTCTCAATTGTGCGGGCTTGCTCGGTTGCATGGCTCAACTATGGGGGACATTCGGCAAAATTACAAGCGTGTAACCCGTGCCCGGCCAGGCGAAACATCAAACTTGCAGGTCTACGGCTTGCAAAGTGTCAAAATTGAACCTAGGGTTTGTTTCATGGACGCGAAAATTCTCGACTACCTGCCCACGGTTCTAGGCCACCAACCAAGTCGCGAAGAACTCTGCATCGCCGCAGAAATCAGCATGGCGACGTACGAACGGCGCAAAGCTCAAGGGTTCAGCCTTGAGGAAGTCCTCAAAATGCTTGACTACTACAACTTGTCACGCCCGAAGGCGCTCATAGCCCTAGGCATACTCGACATAGAAGAAACGATGGACGCCGTAGGTATGGACGGCGCGCTGGTCGATCTGACCTCAACCGTTCTGCTGGCTGAGGAAGTGGCGCGGCGCTTGAGGGAGGACGCGGGCGAACCGGGTGAGTCGGGACACGAACCGACTTCGAGGTTTCCCGTAACGAAACAAGCCGCAAACCCGAAAAAGTCGAGAACCGGCTTGAGGGGGGCTAAAGAACGCCGGGCAAACGTAACCAAAGGATTACTAGAGTGAACGTCGTAAACATGCTGACAGTCGGCCTTCTCGCAATCGCAGTTGCGCTGCGGTTGCCGTCGTGGGCACGACCGCAGAGCCGCCCCCTGACCCTCGCGCTGGCACTGTTTGCCGTCACTCTGGTCTTGCGAACGTCGGCCCTCAACGGTTGGGCGAACGCGCATGTCGAACACCTGTCCGGTTGGAACAATCTTCCCGAACTTGTCTCGAACATGATCCGACTGTTTGCGCTTCTCTGCCTCGCAATGCACATTCTGAACGCGATGGGCCGCAACGACTTCCTGCCAATCGTGCGCCGGGTTGCCGTCGTCGGCGCCGTCCTGCTGGTCGCCACCTACGGCGCTTCGGAAGCCCCCTACCTAGATGGATTGCCCGAAGGCGGCTGGTCCGACCCAATGGCGTACCATTGGCTGACCACGCGCGTTATCTCGCTTCTCACGCACGCGCTCATGGTCGGCGCCGCGTTCTCAGGTTGGGGCGCCGCGCCGCGCGCTCGCGCCGTGCTCATGGTCTACCAGTTCGCCGCATTCGCGGGCATCCTTCACGCCGTCAGCCATATCGGCCGCGTCTCCAACCCCGGCGCCGTCGCGATGGAATGGCCGGGCGGATTGTCACTCTCCGCAATCTGCCTCGCCGGGTACGCGTGCGGGTCGATCTTGAATAGCTACCTCAAGCGCACCGAACCAATCACGCACGAAAGGATCGCACGTCATGGCGTGGGCTGAGCAACTACCATCCGGCAAGTATCGCGGCCTCTACCGCACACCGGACGGCAGCAAGCGATCGGTTGGCACGTACTCGCACAAGAAACAGGCGGTTACCGCCGCCACGCTCAAGGAAGTTGAAGCGAGCAAGGCCGCGAACCCAACGCAGGCAATGACGTGGGCGGAATGGGAACCGCTCTGGTGGGCGGGGCGCATGGTCGGTCAATCCACCCTGACCCGAAACAAGGGCGCGATAGACCATCACATACGGCCCCGGTGGGGTGCCGTACAGCTTGACCAGATCACGCACGACGACGTGCAGAATTGGGTTGCGCTCATGGTCAAGCCGAAGAAAGACGGCGGGGCGGGCGTAGCCGCCAACACGGCCATAAAAAATCTTATGATCCTGTCGGGTTCACTCAAGGCCGCGACCATCAAGGGCTTGATACCGAAGAACCCGTGCACGGGTATCAAGCAACCGAAACCGGGCGTCATGCCTGAGCGGTTCCTCACGGACGCTGAAACCGTCGCGCTACGCAAGGCGATACCGCAGGGCATCATGCAACTGTTCTATGACGTGGCACTCGGTACAGGCATGCGCATAGGCGAAGTTCAAGGCTTGCACTGGCAATCCGTCGACCTCGACAATCACACCGTTACGGTCGAATGGTCTTGGGATCGGGTCAGCCGGTTTATGAAACCGCCGAAGGATGAGGAAAGCCGGATTATCCCTATCGGCCCGACGCTGAGCGCCGCACTGGCTGACTATCTCGACCAAGTTGGATACGGCACCCCGGCGCCATGCGAGTACATCAAGGGCACCAAGCCGCATACCGGGCTGGTGTTTGCCTACGTGGAAAACCGTCCCCTTGACGACGCGAAGATTCGGGCACTGTTCGGTGCCGCAGTGCGCGTGACCAACGTCGGCGCCGGGGCGAAGCGGAAGCACATCGGGCACGTTCGCCTAGGCGACCTTCGGCATACCTACGCAAGCCGTCTGGTCGCTCAGGGCATCCCGCTACAACAAGTGCAGTACCTACTAGGGCACGCGTCGATCACGACGACTGAGCGGTACGCCAAGCTCGCGCAACAGTGGTGGAAAGACGTGCGGAAGGTTCAGGGCTGA